TCACCGTAGTGCGGCTATGGCGGCTTGCCCCCCGGCCTCGTCATCGCCGACAAGGGCAGCAAGGCGCGCAAGCGCGTCCGCCACGATCTGACCCTGATCGTGAATGTTGCGGATGATTTCGGCAGGTGAACGGTCGTCGAACTTGGCCACCATGCTCGGGTTCACGGCCTTGAGGTCGAAGACCGCAGCGTCGATGGCGGCAGCCTGCGCCTCCAGTTCGCGTGCGCCCTTCTCCATTTCGCCGATGGTGGCGGTCAGGGCGACGATCTCTCGATCCGGTGCCTTCGCCTTCTTCAGGCGTTTGAGCTGCTCCTTGTGATCGACGATTTCGGCCTTGGTCTCGGCGACCTTGGCAAGGACCGGCTCCATTTCCTCGCGCGCCTTCTTGCGGCGCGCTGCAAAATCGACTGTCCACGAATAGCGACTGTCCGCCGCCGCCGTGGCATGGTCGGGCAGCAACGCGGCATAGGACGGGAACGGGTGGCCGGCATTGTCCTCCTGCTCCTGCCAGTCGGCGGTCAGGTTGGCGGGCAGCGCATCGGCGGCAAGCGTCTGGCCGTCACCGTCGAAACCAAAATGCGCCAGGGTCAGCGGGGTCTTCTTGCCCACCTTCACGTGGCTCAGGTCGTAATACCAGATGCGTTCGGTTTTCCGGCCCTTGGTGAAAAACAGCAGGTTCGTCTTGACGCCCGCGCCGGCGGTCGAGAACACCCCACCCGGCAGGCTGACGATGGCCCAGAGGTCGCATTCATCGACCAGCTTGCGCTTGGTCTCGACAAAGGCGCTTTCGTTGGTCCGAAACAGCATGCCCTCGTCAAGGACGATGGCGCAGGTTCCGCCGGGCGCAAGCTCGGCCAGGATGTCCTGGACGAACAGGACCTGCGTCGAGCTGGTCTCGAAGGGGAAGTTCTTCTGTGCGTCCTTGCCCTCCTTCCCGCCGAAGGGCGGGTTGGTCAGGATGACGTCGAACTGCTTCGGCGCGCCCTCGAACAGGGCCGCATAGCTGGCCCGGCGGGTCAGCGAGTTGCCGTGCCAGAGGTTCGGCTGGTCGATCCCGTGCAGCACCAGATTGGCCAGCGTGATCGGGATGACGAGGTTTTCCTTTTCGCGGCCGAAGAAGGTGTCCTGTTTCAGCGCCTCCAGATCGGTGCTGAGCGGCGCGGCGCCAAGCCTGCGGGCGATATGTTCATAGGCGACGGCCAGAAAGCCGCCGGTGCCGCAGCACGGGTCATAGACGGTCTGGCCAAGTTTTGGGTCGACGGTATGGACCATCGCCCGGATCACCTCGCGCGGGGTGAAGAACTGGCCGCCGTCCGAGTTCTTCTCGCCCATCTTCAGCAGCAGGTCTTCATAGACCTGGCTCAGGGTGAAGAAATGCGTGTCGTCGATATGCTCGATGCTGATTTCATGCACGCGGTCGAGGATGTCGCGGAAATTCGTCTCGGAATCGACGCGCACCCGTTCGACCGCCGTCATGATCCGGCCGATGATGCGCTGCTTGGGCATGGCGGCCGGGTTCGGCAGGCCGGTGCGTGGGTCGATGTCGAGGGCGTGGAGCGCGGGCAGCAGCTCCTTGTTGATGAACTCGAACAGCTTGCCGTCGCCAGCCGCGAACAGCTCCTGCCGCTTCCAGCCGAACGGCTTGCCCTCGGGCGTCACGGGATGGCCGGGCTTGTCGGACCAGGGCGCGGCCCAGTCCTGCCAGCGGTAAGGCGCGCGCAGGGCCGGGGCGAAATCCCTGCGGCCCAGAGCCTCGGCTTCGTCGCGGTCGCGGGCCTCCTGCGCGTCCAGCAGGCGCAGGAACAGGATCCAGGTCAGTTCGGGAACATATTGCAGCGCGCTGGCGCAGTTCGAGCGCCGCATGATGTCGCAGATGCCCTTGACGAAGGTCGAAAGCGATCTGATGCCATTAATTGACCGCTTGGTAGCCGGCGTCTCCTTCTTCCGCTTCATTTTCGCCCCTCGAATGACGCAGCTACTATTCGGTGAGGCAGACTCTTAATGTCTGACAACTGCACATCAATAGCGGCTTTGATACTACTAATCTCGGCCCCAGCCAGCCGCAGGCGCTGAGCAAATTCCTGTTGGACATCATAGTCCGGGAGGACGACACATGCTTCGGCAAGTCTATTGAAAAGCATGCGTTCTCGTACCGCACCTCGCGCGAGTGATAGAATGCATTCATGACCGAGTGGTGAGCGTAGCCAGTGGTAGAAGAAATATGAATCGACGCTTCCTTCGTTGCCACGGAAAACAACGTAGTCCGGGCTGGTAATTCCCGGAAAATCGTCGTCTGTGACAAATGCAACCGAGCCGATAAGGATGCGCATCGGGTTGTAAAAGATCGTCCCTGGCGCCACTGGCTTGTATTTGTGGGGGCTTTTCCCCGGGCGTTCCTTCGCAGGCGCCAATCCATCAACCGTTGCCCCATAAACGGGAAACTGAGCCCAATCGCCGCCTATACCACCTTTGATCTCGGTGAGAACGTCTCCTAGCCTAATCTTGTTGGTCACGCCCCAAACAACCTTCCCTTCGCCTCGCGCACCACGTCGGCCGGCTTCCCGAGCGCGGCGATCGCGGCGAGCCCGCCTGCCATGCGGATTTCCGGAACATCCCACAGCGCCGGTGTTTCCAGCGCATCGGTGCCGCCCTGCGCGAACTGGTGTCCAAAACCCTTCAACACGATGGCGGCGCGGTCGTCCATGCCCGCGAACCAGTCGCGGTTCAAGTCGATATATTGCCGCCCGCGTTCGCCCCGCCGCAGCGCGCGGGCGTGATAGCCGTGGTGGCCGAAGACATCGAACATGTCGAAATCCGCCATGCGGTCGATGTCGCGGATCACCTCGGGGCTGAAATTCTCGCCCAGAAGGTGGTCGATCAGGTCGCGGCGGCGGGCGGTCTCGATCCACAGGTCGCGGAACTGGTCCAGCGTGCCGGCCTCGGCAAGGACGCGGGCCATCACCTCGCGGCGGTATTCGTCAACCGGAATCGGCGTGTCGCGCCCGTCGCGGCTGACCAGGATGAACCGCCCCTGCGGGTTGATCAGCACCTGCTTGCCGCCGATCTCGGCCACCGACGGCCCGTCGCCGCCCTCACCCCCGCCATCCTCGCCGCCACCCCGGCCGCCGCCCTCGCCGCGCGGCCGGGGCGGCTTGGTGATGAACTCGGTCCCGAACAGGTCGGTGACCCCGGTATAGTCGTAAAGCCAGAACTTGAACTTGGCCGTTTCCTCGTGGATGCGCGTGCCGCGCCCGACCATCTGGTAGAACTTGATCGGCGATTGCAGGTAGCGGAAGAAGACGACGGCATTGAGCCGTTCGATATCCACGCCCGCCTCCAGCAGATCGACCGTGCATGCGATGAAGGCGCGTTCGCCCGATCCCCGCATCGGCTCGATCATGTCGGCGCCGTTGTTCGGCCCGCCCATGCATTTGAAGGCGTAGTGGTCCTTGGGTTCGTGCCCGTTCTCGCGGCACCAGCGGACATAGAGGTTGTTCATGTGCTGGGCTGCGCGGTCGGCATGGATCTCGCGCGTGCAGAAGATGATGACCTTCTGTTCGGGGCCGCCGTTCTGGCACAGAAGCTGGAACAGGTCCTCGCACATCTTGGGCGTGCGGAGTTCGATGAACAGCTCGTCGTCGAAGTCCTTGCCGGTATATTGCGGCTTGGTCAGGTCGTCCTCGGTCAGGGGCAGCCCGGTGCGGATGTCGCGGACGCCGGACTTGAGGATTTCCTCACGTGTGAAGACGAGGTTGTCGATGCTGGCCTTGCGCTTCACGATCTCGCAGGCGGCAAGATAGCCGTCCTCCTGCGCCTCGATCAGGGTGTATTCGTAGACCGGCTCGCCGAAGTATTTGCGGTTGTTGGCGGTGATTTCTTGATCCTCGGCGCTGGCCTGCTTCGATTCTTCCAGCTTGCGGGGCGTCGCGGTCAGGCCGATGTGGATGGCATTCGGGTTCCGACGCAGGACCTCGGACCATTTGCCCCAGGCCGAGCGGTGGCATTCGTCGATGATGATGACGCTGAAGGCATCCTCGCCGTAATGCTCGCTCAGGAAGCTGGCGAACCCCTCGTCATCGTCGAGGCCCAGCGTCTGGTAGGTCGCGATATGGATGCGGGCGTTCTGCGCCGCATTGCCGCCGCGCTCGGTCTTCACGATGCGGACATTGTCGCCGAACGCGGCCTTGAGCTTGGTATAGGCCTGTTCGCGCAACTCGTCCCGGTCGCAAAGGAACAGGGCCGGTTTCGGCAGTTGCCCCGCCTGTGACAACCGCCACAGCAGGTTGGTGGCGATGATGGTCTTGCCCGCGCCCGTGGCCAGCGTCAGCAGCACCCGCGGCGCGAGGCCGGATCGGCGGTCCAGGATGATCTTTTCGAAGGCAGCGCGGATCGCCGCATCCTGATAGTAGCGCCCCTGCGCCCAGGCCGGACTGTCGGCCTGAAACAGGATTGCTGCCGCGGGGGCGTTCAGGTCGATACCGTTGTCGCGCGCATAGCGCGCCGTCAGGTCGGGATGGGCCGGAAAATCCGGGAACGGGAAGGGTCCGGTCTGCAGGCTGGTGAAGCAGTCATATTCGCCATAACGGTGGCCGTTGGTCGAAAAGACGTACTTGACCTCGTAACGCTGGCAGTCGGCATAGGCCTTCGCCTGCTGCATGCCTCTGAGAGGGTCGTCGCCCTCCTTCTTGGCCTCGAGAACCGCGATAGGCATCGATTTCGGCATGCCGCCGGCCTGGACGCAAAGCAGATAGTCCGTCCGGCCAGGCCCCTTGCGCCGTCGTCCCTTGGGGCCGGTGGGCTCGACCGGCGGAGGGGTCAGCACGGTTTCCAGCGTCACCTGATCCCGGCTGACATAGCCCTTCGACCGGAGAACAGGGTCGATCAGATGAAATCGCGTATCGGCCTCATTCATTCCCATCAGAATGCTCGGCCGCGAACTGGCGCTTCCAGAATATGACTGATCTTGCGTTCGGTCGCTACCATGTCGCTCTCATCTGTCGGGTGGCAACGGCATTGCCGCGTGCCCCAATATGAGTTGACATTGCCGCCGATGATCGGCGCAGCCTAAGCCGCCGACGTGGCAAGGTGCAAGCTGTTCCCGGCATTTGGCAGAATTCAGAACCGGAACAGCTTTCTCTGCTCGGCCCAGTCTTCCGGCGGGGCTTCGCGCAATGATTCGAGCGTCAAGTCGCGCGACTGACGGCCGTCGAGGATGGCCTCAACGAGATCGGGGGCCAGCTGGGCAAGCCGTGAGACCCGGGTCAGGTACGGCGCCGCGATGCCCTCACGCTCGGCCAGTTCGGCGATGGTGGCGAATTCGCCCGAGTCCAGCATGCGCTTCCAGCGGAACGCCCGCGCCAGCGCCTTGACGAGGGCATCATCGGGGCGGCGCTGGGTGACCGCGCCCTCCGGCAGCTGCATTTCCTTCCGCCCGCCGCGTTTCACGAGGCGGAACGGGACATGGATGGTGACGGTTTCGGGGATTGGCGTGGCGCGGGTCATGCGGCTCCTATGTCGGTGGTGACTTCGCGCGCGAGGCCGGCCAGCCCGTCCATGCGCAGCCGGACGTTCAGCCCTTCGGTGCCGATCTCGACCCGCTCAACCAGCAGCCCGACGATGCGCGCCTGTTCGGCGGGGAAGAGTTCATCCCACAGCGGGTCCAGCCGGGTCAGCGCCGCGCGGGCGTCGGCCTCGGTGGCGTCGCCGTCCTGCACCCGGGCGGCCTTCCATGTGCCCGCCACGATCTCGGGCTGGCGGAACACCGCGCGGAGCTGGTCGATGACGGCCGCCTCGATCTCGCCCGCAGGGACGCGGCCGATGGGACAGGCTCCCGCGCCATGCTTCAGCACCGTCTGGCTGACATAGTAGCGGTACAGCTTGTCGCCCTTGCGGGTATGGGTCGGCGAGAAGGCCGCGCCATCGGGACCATAGACGAGCCCCTTCAGCAATGCGGGTGTGTCGGCACGAGTGCGTGCGGCGCGCTTGCGCGGGCTTTCCTTCAGGATGGCATGGGCCCTGTCCCAGAGCGCGCGGTCGATGATCGCATCGTGCTCGCCCGGATAGCTGTCGCCCTTGTGGACGGCCTCGCCGATATAGGCGCGGTTGCCGAGCATCCTGTAGATGTATTTCTTGTCGATCCGGTTGCCGCGCGGGGTCCGGATGCCGCGCGTGCCGACTTCGCGCGCCAGTTCCGTGCAGGAGCCGATCTCGAGGAAGCGGGCAAAGATCCAGCGCACTTGCGCGGCGGCGTCTTCGTCGACCAGCAGCTTCCGGTTTTCGACGCGGTAGCCGAAGGGCGGCACCCCGCCCATCCACATGCCCTTCTTCCGGCTGGCGGCGACCTTGTCGCGGATGCGTTCAGCCGTGACCTCACGCTCGAACTGGGCGAAGGACAGCAGGATGTTCAACGTCAGCCGCCCCATGGACGTGGTGGTGTTGAACGACTGGGTGACGGAGACGAAGGTCACGCCGTTACGGTCGAACACCTCGACCAGCTTGGCGAAGTCGGCCAGCGAGCGGCTGAGGCGGTCGATCTTGTAGACTACGACCACGTCGACCAGCCCGTCCTCGATATCCTCCAGCAGCCTCTTCAATCCGGGGCGCTCCAGTGTACCGCCCGAAATGCCGCCATCGTCGTACTGATCGCGCACCAGCACCCAGCCCTCGGAGCGTTGGCTGGCGATGTAGGATTCGCAGGCCTCGCGCTGGGCATGCAGGCTGTTGAATTCCTGCTCCAGCCCTTCCTCGGAGGACTTCCGGGTGTAGACCGCGCAGCGCAGCTTGCGGACGACCTTCGATTTTTCCGGCGGCTTCGTCATCTCCGCCCCCTGTGGTTCTTGAGGCCGAAGAAGACCCACCCGTTCCAGCGGGTGCCGGTGATGGCGCGGGCGATGGCGGACAGCGACTTGTAGGGCCGCCCCTGCCATTCGAAGCCGTCGGCGGTGACGGTGACGATCTGCTCGACGCCCTGCCACTCGCGCAGCAGCCGCGTGCCGGTGATCGGGCGGTCGTGATCGGCGCGGATGATCCGCTTCGCCCGGTCGCCGCCGTCAAGTTCCTCGCCCAGCCGCTCAAGGCGCCGGATCGTCTCCGGCTTCAGCCCGCCATAGGCCAGTTCCTGGATGCGATAGGCGATACGGCTTTCAAGGTAGCGGCGGTTGAACGGCGGCGGCTCGCTGTCGAACAGGTCGCGCCACTGTTTCTTCAGGTCGGGCGTCGGCGTGGTCTTGAGCGTGGCCAGGCGCGCTGGGATGGGATCGGGCTTGTTCATGCATTTCTCCGGTGAGTTGGAGTTGCATGACGGCATTGGTCGGGCGGATAGTGTAGGCAACGTTCTCCAGTCTCGTCAGATACTTCGTCCCGATCGCGCATCCGCAGCCGAACCAGCCCGAGCGCCAGCAGGCCGCACAGCTCGGCGCGGCGTTCTGCGGGCGTCATCTGATCGGGCGGTAGGGCGTTGGGGCGTTTCATGTGAGGCGGGTCCGAGCTGCAGGGGCTTCATCCGTAAAAAGCCATCTGCCGCGCGGAATCGGGACATCGGTCCAGAAACGGTCATGGTGGGTGCGCCTGCCTCTTCAGGTTGCGCTTCGGTCTTGTTTTGTTCGATTGAATCGTCAGACTGGCGTTCCGCAAAGTGTAGTGAGGACAGCAAGTAGGAGGGCCAGGTGGCTAGGTCATTGTTTCGCGGCGCGCCGGAGCTTTCGCGCCTTTTTATTGAATCCCCAACCCATTTGATCAGCGAGTTTCTTTCGCACTCCCAGTTTTCGGTATTTCTGAGCGATGCAATGGCCGCTGTACCCGCCGATGCTGAGGACCAGATCCGTACCGAAAAAATGGCGGAAGCTCTGAAAGCCCTGAAGAGCGACAGAATTAACCTGATCGAGATCGAGGCCCGTCGCGTCATGCTGATGACCGACAACACGCCTGATGCGATGCTGCGTCGGCTCGCCGAAGACCCGCGGTTCGCTGCGAAGGAAAGATTGAAGGCGCAACGCGATGCGGTCGCAAGGAACCTTTGGGCCTATCTCCATGCCAACGCGCTATTCGAGGCCGCTGAGCGCGCAATGCAGGTGCGGGTCTACCGCGAGCACGGAACGCTTTACGAGGCGTGGTCGATAGATGCCTCGATTCCCCTCGCCGCCGCAGGGGTCGACCATGATGCGCTCTCTACGGAAATCGCGGAGCGCCTGCAGCATGACGACGGTTGCAAGGTGGAGGCTGTCGACCTACCCGCCGAAAATGGTGAGAGTCAGGATGTCTTGCTGGCTGTCACCTTCTTCGGCGCCTATGCGAGCCAGAAAACCGTCCAGCCGGATAAGTCGACGAAGCTGCTCTATTTCCGCCCACCTGATGAGATGCTGCTGGTCTACTCACATGCCCGGCGACGGATCGAGGTGTGTTCGCGCGACAGGGCGGAACGCAAGATCGTCGCCAACCTGTTCGCCGCAGATACTCTGAAGCACGACATTTCAAACAAGCCCCTCACCCAGAAGACCTACAATCTGTCGCGCTTCCGGAACTCACTCAAGCTGCCGATACCCGATGAAGAAGCCCATCGGGTCAAGAAGGCCGGCATAATCGAAGTTCAGGTCGCGCTGGGTGATTGGTCTCGGAAGGTGACCCTCAGTGTCGCCCCGGAGGACGACATCGACGCAATCGCACGCAGCGTTTTCGGGGCAATCATTCCGAAAGCGGGCGGCGGTTATGTCACGAAGGTCCGCTTCCGGATCGAGCATGTGGACGGCCGCGGGCGAAAAGGCGTCCTTCAGTTCGACGTCTTCGGAAGGAACAAGTCGAACATCCAGAGCGAACGGGATCCCGCCAAGCGAGAGCTGGGCTACGATCTCCTCGAAGCCTGGGGAGTACTGGAACGCATCGGCGACCTTTCGAAGCCGCAGCGCAAGGAGAAGCTTCCGCAGCTGTTGACGCTCTACGACCTCGCTTCCGAGAAGGCGTCCGGCCAGAACCTCGATGAACTTGGTGTCGCGGCCGACGAGTTGACCGGCGCCGGTTTCCTGACACGCAAGGGATGGTCGGATGTCATCCTGTTCGAAGACGATGAGCTTGGCGAAGTTGTTCACAACGTCGAGCGCGACGGCACGAGCGGTGAGGTCACGCTGACGCTGGTCGAAGGCGGAACTGGGTCGACGGTCCCGACAGAGGATGTTTCCGAGTACGAGATCCGTTTCGATTACCTGCGAGACGCGCTGCGCGACTTGCTCAAGCCGATGGGCCTGAAAGGTCGCGTGCGGGAACTCGGCGATCATCTCCATCAGTTGGGTGTCGCGACCATCGGTCTGGCCGAAGCGCCGATCTACCTCGCACGGGCGACATCGGTCGACAAAGTGCTCGAGGCATCCGACCGCCTCGTCCGGGGCGAAGGCAACCGCATTCGCGGGATCGTTTTCGTGCCACAGGACGTGCGCTTTCCCTACTTCGGTTGCCATGTCGTCCTGAGCCTCAGGGATCACGTCGATGCCGATACCGGGATGATCGACGCGGATGCGGTCCGTTCCTCGTATGAGGCTGCGATCGATCCGGCTGCGCGTGGTGCCGCTGTGCACTTCCGCAGGCAGGATGATGGCGCCGCTCAGATCACCGTGCCCGGTCAGGATCCGTGGATCGTCACCGGCGCGAAAAAAGTGAAGCTGTTCGAGCGTCTTTACATGGCTCACCGTGATCGAGAAGGCGGTGTGAAGCTCGCAGTTCTGAAGAAGTACGCCGGGTTTTCCCAGCTGCCTCAATTGTTTGGCGATGAATGGGACGGGGTGAACAACCGTTACCTGTATTCGCCCCGGCATGGCCACTGGGCCCTTTGTGAAGAACCCATCTCCGTTTGATCTCCCTTTGGGGGGTCTGACCATCTCCGATTCGGGCCGTCACTAGGGGTGCTCACTCAGTCAGAGGAGCACTTCCATGCCGACTCCCTTCCCCCCGCGCCAGGCAGCCCAGACGAGCTGGTCCGGCGCCGCGAAGACCAAGCCCACCACCTCGAACTCGGAATGGCGCTGCACGCGCTGTGACAAGCTGCTCGGCGTCTGCCGGGACGGCCGCATGCACCTGCGCTTCGCGCGGGGGCACGAGTATCTCGTGGGCTTCCCGGTGCAGGCCACCTGTCGGGGCTGCGGCACGCTGAACAACGCGACCGCACCAGCGCGCTGACACGCGCTTTCACCCAACCCCCTGAAATCGCAGAGACGCGCGGCGTCCTGACCTGGCCACGAGAAGGCGCCGGACGCCTGGCCGCAAGGCAGGCGTCCGATGTCTATCGCGTGGCACGCGATCCGTGATCACCTCACTCGTTCATCCACCAACCTTCACTTCCAGCGCAATTTCGACGCCATCCGGCGTGCGCAGGCCGCCCTCGTGGTGTTCCGGGATGCGGCGGCCCTGCTCGACGAGCTGCACCGCGCGGCCGGCGATCCGGCCCGGAAGAACCTGATCCTCTCCGCGCTCGTCGGGGCGGCGCAGGGCGACGGGCCCACGTCGGACTGCGCGCTGACTCTGCTGTTGCTGGCGCTCTGGCCCGGGCTCGACGCCATCCGCCGCCGGTCGATCTGGCGCAGGATCGGCACCGCCGACGAGGTCGCGTCCGATGTTCTGGCGCGCACCACCGAGGCGGTCCGCAGCCTCGACCTCGGGCGCGTCAACTGGATCGCGGCCACGGTGCTGCGGAATGTCGAGCGCGACATGATCCGCACGCGCCGGCGCGACCAGGCGCGTGAACATCTCGCCAGCGGCGCCGACCCCGACGAGGTGGCGGACAGCGGCGACAGCGGGATCGGCGCGGACGGGTACGCGCGACTGAACAGCGCCGTGCGGAAACTGCTCGGCGATGACGCCCTGCTGGTGATCCGCGTGGCGATCGAGGGCTTCTCGCAGGCCGAGGTCGCCGTCGAACTGGCGCTGACCGAGGCCGCCGCCCGCAAGCGGTATCAGCGCGCGATGCGCCGGCTGCACGACGCCCTCGAGGAAATCCCCTGAACGGATGTCCCGATCCGGTCCCGCCGGTGGCTTTTCCCATTCGAGCGCCCCGAGCGCCTTCCCTCCAACCGAAAGCAGACACGCATGAACCGCACTGCCGATCTGTCGCTCGAGGATTTCAGGCGTCTTCCGGGGCTCTATCGCCGCTGGGAGCTGACCGAGGTCTGCGAGCCCAACCGCAACTATCAGATCGAGGACGCCGGCACCCACGCCGACGGGACGCCGCTGCTGGCGATCTACGTCGCCGAGCCCGCGCCCGACGTCCGCGAGGCCGCGTGATGCGCCTCCTCGATCAAATCATCCCACGGAGAACCGCCATGCCGGACCAGCCGGACGACATCACCCGTATTCGCAAGGCGAGCTACGCGCTCGAAGACCTCCCCGAAACCATCGCCTTCCCGCAGCGCGCCGGTGACCATCCGCGCGAGCCGCTGCCCATCATGGAAGCATCCGTCGACGAGATTGCCTTGGCGATCGCGGAATCTGAGTGGGAGAGTTCAGCCGCCTACCGTCGCGCCGACGCGCTGAAGCGGCTCTACAAGCTCGCCCGCGAGGCGGGGTGCATCGGCGCAGATCGCGCCGCCGCTGCGGTGATGAAGAAGGAGGGCCAGTGATGGCCCTTCCGATCATCGGGGCCGACGAACGGCTCGCGCAGCGCAAGGGGATCAAAGGCGTCATCTTCGGCCGGTCCGGCATCGGCAAGACCAGCCTGCTCTGGACGCTGAATCCATCCGCCACGCTCTTCCTCGACCTCGAGGCCGGGGATCTGGCGGTCGAGGGGCTGGAGATCGACACGCTCCGGCCCCGGACCTGGAAGGAATGCCGCGATTTTGCGGTGTTCATCGGCGGGCCGAACCCGGCGCTGCGCGAGGATCAGCCCTACAGCCAGGCGCATTTCGACGAGGTCTGCAGGCGCTACGGCGATCCGGCGGTGATCGGGAAATACGAGACCGTCTTCATCGACTCGATCACCGTTGCCGGGCGTCTCTGCTTCCAGTGGTGCCGCGGCCAGCCCGAGGCATTCTCCGAGAAGACCGGCAAGGCAGACATCCGCGGCGCCTACGGTCTGCACGGCCGCGAAATGATCGGCTGGCTGACCCACCTGCAGCACACGCGCGGCAAGCATGTCTGGTTCGTGGGCATCCTCGACGAGCGGCTCGACGACTTCAATCGCAAGGTCTTCCAGCCGCAGATCGACGGCTCGAAGACCGGGCTCGAGCTGCCGGGCATCGTGGATCAGGTCATCACCATGGCCGACATCCCGGACCCCGGCGGCCAGCCGCAGCGCGCCTTCGTCTGCCAGACGCTGAACCCCTGGGGCTATCCCGCCAAGGACCGCTCCGGTCGCCTCGATAGGGTCGAGGCCCCGCATCTCGGCCGGCTGATGGAGAAGATCCAGCGCCCCGCAGCGCCTGCCTCAGAACGCCTGTCCTGGCCGCCGGTAACCCCGGCCGATCCCGCGCCCGCGCAGGAGCCCGGCCATGGCTGAGCGCCTCTCGCCACGCCCGGTGTCCCGATCCGGTCGCCGGGGTGGCTTTCCCCTTCTGACGCCGCTGCGCGTCCCACCCTCCAACTGAAAGGAGCCGCGCAATGTCCGGACCCTGGAACGACTTCAACTCCGCCCAATCCAACACCAACGTCATCCCGAAGGGCACGCTCGCCAAGGTGTGCCTGACGCTCCGCCCGGGCGGTTTCGACGACCCCTCGCAGGGCTGGACCGGCGGCTGGGCGCGCCGCGCCGCCACCGGCGCCGTCTATCTTGACGCCGAATATACGGTGCTCGAAGGGCCCTACGCCCGGCGCAAGGTCTGGTCGCTGATCGGCCTCTACAGCCCGAAGGGCCCGGACTGGGCGAACATGGGGCGCGGCCTGATCCGCGGCATCCTGAACTCGGCGCGCGGCGTGTCCGACAAGGACAACTCGCCCGAGGCGCAAGCGCGCCGCCGCATCAATGGCTTCGGGGATCTCGACGGGGTCGAGTTCATCGCCCGCATCGACATCGGCACCGACACCAACGGCGAGGACAAGAACGAGATCCGCGCCGCCGTCACGCCCGACCATCGCGACTACGCCGCGCTGATGGGCACGGTCGCGCCGCATTTCACCGCCGCCCCGGCGCAGGGCCAAGCCCCGCAGCAGCGCACCACGGCCTCCCAGCCCAGCCAGCCCGCGTCCGCCCCCGGCGCCGCCGGTCGGCCGAGCTGGGCGCAGTAAGGGGGGATCGGCCATGCGCCTGCGGCCCCGCCAGAAGACCTTCGTCGAGCGCAGCGTGGCTGCGCTCGCTTCCCGCGGCAACACGCTGGGTGTGGCGCCCACCGGTGCGGGCAAGACCATCATGCTCTCGGCGGTCACCGGCGAGATGATCGGCGACGGCGCCAAGGCCTGCGTTCTGGCGCATCGCGACGAGCTGACGGCGCAGAACCGCGCCAAGTTCCAGCGCGTGGTGCCGGGCGCCGCCACCTCGGTCATCGACGCCACCGAGAAATCCTGGGGCGGCCAGGTCGCCTTCGCCATGGTGCCGACGCTGGCGCGGGCTTCGAACCTCGCCGACATGCCGCGTCTCGACCTGCTGGTCATCGACGAGGCGCACCATGCCGTCGCCGACAGCTACCGCCGCATCATCGACCGTGTGCGCGAGGCAAATCCCGACGCCCGCATCTTCGGGGTCACGGCGACGCCGAACCGTGGCGACAGGAAAGGCCTGCGCGAGGTCTTCGACAACGTGGCCGACCAGGTGCGATTGGGCGAACTGATCGCCTCAGGCCACCTGGTGCCGCCGCGCACCTTCGTCATCGACGTGGGCGTGCAGGACGAACTGCGCTCGGTCCGCAAGACCATGTCGGATTTCGACATGGCGGAGGTGGCGGGCATCATGGACCGCGCGCCCGTCACCGACGAGGTGATCCGGCACTGGAAGGAGAAGGCGGGTGATCGGCAGACCGTGGTGTTCTGCTCCACCGTCGCGCACGCGGAACACGTCACCGAGGCGTTCAGGGCGGCAGGCGTTCCCGCCGCGCTGATCCACGGCGATCTCGCGGCCGAGACGCGGAAGGCGATCCTCGCCGACTATGCGGCGGGGGATATCCGCGTCGTCGTCAACGTGGCGGTGCTGACCGAGGGCTGGGATCACCCGCCCACCTCCTGCGTCGTGCTGCTGCGCCCCAGCTCCTACAAGTCCACCATGATCCAGATGGTCGGGCGCGGCCTGCGGACCATCGACCCCGAGGAACACCCCGGCATCGTCAAGACCGACTGCGTCGTGCTGGATTTCGGGACGTCGAGCCTGATCCACGGCACCTTGGAACAGGACGTCGATCTCGACGGCAACACCGAGGCAGGTGAAACCCCAACGAAGTCCTGCCCCGGTTGCGGCGCCGATATTCCGCTGGCCGCTACCGAATGTCCGCTCTGCGGTGAGGTTTTTCCACGCGACGACAAAGATGGCGGTGAAGGCGGCGGCACGGCCCCGCTGTCGGGTTTCATGATGACCGAGATCGACCTCCTGAAGCGGTCCAGCTTCGCATGGGTCGACCTTTTCGGCACCGACGATGCGCTGATGGCCACCGGCTTCACCGCCTGGGGCGGCATCTTCTGGCTGGAGGGCCAATGGTATGCGGTCGGGGGCCGGCGCGGCGCCACGACACGCCTGCTCGGCATCGGCGAGCGGACAGTCTGCCTTGCGCAGGCCGATGACTGGCTGAACGAGCACGAAAGCGACGAGAGCGCCTTCAAGACCCGCTCCTGGCTGCGTCAGTCGCCGACCGAGAAGCAGCTGCAATTCCTGCCCCCCGAATGCCGCCACGACTTCGGCCTGACGCGATACCGCGCCTCGGCGCTGATTTCGTTCCAGTTCAACAAGCGCGACATCCGCCGGCTGGTGATGGCCGCCGAGCCCGAGCGGAGGGCCGCGTGAACGATGGCGCGCAAATCCCGGCCCCGCCCGCGCTGGGCCTGGATCGGCCCGGCCATGATCGCCTCTGGCATCCGCGGCCGATCCTCTGCGCCGTCTGCATATCCCGCACCCGCGGCTTTGGCTGGTTCGATCCCAACCGGCCGCGCCCCAAGCGCACCCGCCGCTGGTTCTGCTCCATGGGCTGCCAGACGGCCTTCACCCGCAAAGCGAGGAAAGGAATGAGCATGGTCGATTTCACCGAAGAGGAAACCCAGGCGTTGCCCGCCGTGATGCGCGCGCTCGCCCCCGAGATGGAGCGGATCGGCTGGGACCGACCGCTGGCCGGGCTGACCAAGAATGACATGCACCGGCTGATCGTCGTCACCGTCGAGGCCTTCCGCGCCGAGATGGCCGAGATTGCCAGCCAGTCGGAGGTCCCCTTCTGATGCTGGACTATAATCGCCGTCCCAGCTTCGCCGACCGGGTCAACGCCGCCGTCGATCGGGCGCTCACCGCCGATCAAGCCACGCGGCCGCCCCGCGACTATCTCGGCGGCTCGCGCCTCGGCCATGCCTGCGAGCGCGCCCTGCAGTTCGAGTTCACTTCGACGCCGAAGGACGAGGATCAGGAGTTCACCGGGCAGGCGCTGCGCATCTTCGCCATCGGCCACGCGCTCGAGGATCTGGCCGTCGCCTGGCTGCGCGGCGCGGGCTTCGACCTATACACCCGCAAGGGCAACCGGCCCGATGGCGGCCAGTTCGGTTTCTCGGTCGCTGGCGGGCGCATCCGCGGTCATGTCGACGGGATCGTCGCCGCCGGGCCCGAAGGCTTCGGTCTCGCCGTTCCCGCGCTCTGGGAATGCAAGACCATGAACGCGAAGAATTGGCGCGCCTGCGTCAAGGACGGCGTGACGAAGTCGAAGCCGGTCTACGCCGCCCAGATCGCGGTCTATCAGGCCTACATGGAAGGAACGGTCCCTGGCATCTCGGCCGCGCCCGCGCTCTTCACCGCGATCAACAAGGACACCGCCGAGCTGCACCACGAGCAGGTCGCCTTCGACGCTGATCTCGCGCAGCGCATGTCCGACCGGGGCGTCCGGATCCTGCAGGCGACCGATGCGGGCGAGCTGTTGCCCCGTATCGGCACCAATCGCGACTTCTTCGAATGCCGCTTCTGCCCATGGGCCGCGCGCTGCTGGGGGCTGCCCGGATGAGCAACGCGCCCGTCGAGCCGCCCGATCCACCCCAGACACTTGAGGATGCGCCCATGACCGCCGATTACGAAGACCGCTCCGCCCCGCCCGACGCATCGACGGGCAATCTCGTCTACTTCAACCCCTGGCGGGATTTCAACGATGCCGCCCCGACGGCCGATGTCTTCGGCGACGAGCCCGACCCCGAGCAGATCACCCAGTTCATGGAGGTGGTCTTTGGCTACTGCGACGGTCTGATCCCGGTGCGCAGTTTCATCGACAAGGGGCAGGGCATCGACGGCCGCCCGCACAACATCTGGATCGAGGCCGAGGCGGGTGTTGCTGGAAAGATGGCCACCTTCGCCACATGGGCCTCGCGTGAGGGGGCCGCAGTCTATGTCATCCCCGGCACGGTCGCCGCAGTCGGCCATGCCAAGGCGGCGGAAATCCTGCAGATGCAGGCCGTGGTCGTGGACATCGACAGCGGTGACATCGCCGCCAAACGCGCCCATCTGGAGCGCCACCTCGGGCCGCCCACCATGGTTGTGGAAAGCGGCGGTGTCACGGCCGAGGGGCAGCGCAAGGCCCATGTCTGGTGGAAACTCACCGAGCCCGCCGAGGGCAGCGACATCGCCCGTGTGACGCGCCTGCGCGGCGACATTGCCGCCAAGGTCGGGGGCGACATGCATTTCCGCTCGGCCCACCAACCGATCCGGGTGGCTGGGTCTGTCTATTACAAGAACAACCTCAAGACGCAGGTCCGGATCGTCGAACTGAACGCGGGCCTCGAGCGGGATCTGGGAGAGTTCATCGAGGCCGTGGCCGACATGCCTCCTGCACCCGGGATCAGTCTGGCCCCGGATTTCGCCACGCTGGGCAAGCCCCGCCTCGACGATGTGCTGGTGACTCCGGTGCGCGAGGGCGGGCAGGACGAGTGGTCCCGTTTCGAGGGCGCCTCGGCGGCGATCGGCCATTTCATCCGCATGGTCCACGAAGGCCGGATGTCGAAGGACGAGGGCTGGCAGGCGATCTGTGGCTACAACGCCGCCATGCTGCGGCCCCAGTGGCCGGTGGAGAGGCTCAAGCGCGAGTCCGAGCGCCTCTGGGCGATCCATGTCGAGAATCATGGACCACCGCTGATCCGGCTCGACAGCGCAGCACCTGTGCCGAATGAACTGCCCTCATTCACGCTGGGTGCGCTACTCGACGACCAGAGCCCGATGCCCGCCGACATCATCGCGCCGCGCGTCCTGACGCCTGGGGGGCTTCTGGTTCTTGGCGGCGCGCCCAAGGTCGGCAAGAGCGATCTCTTGATTTCCTGGCTCGTGCACATGGCGGCGGGCCAGCCATTCCTCGGCTTCACTCCGCCACGGCCCCTGAGAATCTTCTACCTGCAGGCGGAGATCCAGTATCACTATCTGCGGGAGCGCATGCAGCAGGTGACGCTGCCCGCGAGGCTTCTGATCGCCGCCCGCGACAACCTGGTTGCCACGCCAAAGCTGAAGATGCTGCTGGACACCGAGGGCAGCGTGCGCGTGGCGCAAGCTATCCGGCATGCTTTCCCGGGCGATCCTGTTGACATCATCTGCATCGACCCCATCCGCAATCTCTTCGACGGCGGCCCGGACGGCGGCGGCGAGAACGACAACGCCGCGATGATGTTCTTCCTGAAGGACCGAGTCGAGGTTTTGCGCGACCACGTCAATTCCGACTGCGGCGTGATCCTCGTCCACCACACCAAGAAGCTCTCGAAGCACCAGGTGAAGGAAGATCCGTTCCTCGCCCTCTCGGGCGCCAGCGCGCTCCGGGGCTTCTACACCACCGGCCTGATCCTGCACCGGCCCGAGGAGGACTCGACCCAGAGGCGGCTCGAGATCGAGCTGCGCAATGGCCCCGCGCTGCCCGCGAAGCTGGTGGACAAGGTCAAGGGCACATGGGTCGAGATCAACCCGATGAACGAGCGGCTTGTGCGCCCCGAAGTCGGCGCGAAGCATGACGCCGAGCGCGATCGCAAGCGGGACGTGATCCTCTCGATCCTGCTCGAGGAGGCGGCCGAGGGGCGGCTCTACACCATCAACCAGTTCGCCGAGGCCTTCGAGAACAAGGGCGGTCTGGGCGGCAAGGACACGATCCGCGACCGGATCGCCGTTCAAGCCACCAAGGGGGCGATCAAGTTCATCCGCGACGGCGCCCCCTACGGGCTTGGGCCGTCGCGGTCGCGCTTCGGGTACCTCTGCGTCGAGGGGATGGTCATGCCCACGGGCGGCGAGGATGTCGATCCAGCGACCGGCGAGGTCACAGCCGCCAGCATCGCAGTGCTGCCCACCCACTACAAATCGCCGCAGACCGGGGCGCTGCTCGAGGTCGAGAACCCGCATGTCTGGGTCTATCCGGAGGGGGAACGGCCATGATCGCCCCCGCAGATCGCTTCGCGCAGAATTGCGCAGCGGCCAGTTTGAACCAGATGCGGGGCCTTGCCGAAACTGCCCCGCCATCCGTTCGCGAACATGCGCAAACGCCCGCTGTGATCAGTTTCGGCCCGCTTCCGAAACTGCCCCTTCAGGATTGCGCTCGGACCGCAACGGCTACGCTGCACCCAGTTTCGGCCGGGGCGGCCGCAGTCGCACTCCCGAAACTGGAATTCCCGTTTTCTGTCAGTGTGTTGCTGCGGTTTTCCAGTTTAGGGGGTGAAACCACCCCCTACGGGGGTGGGGGAGAACGCCGCACGCGGGTTCTCCCACGCCCACCCCCAGGAGGTTTCGCGCGCGTGGTCTGTCCTCGCCCGAACCACCTGATCCGACGACGGCGGCCCCGTACCGCCAAGCACCAGACCGCCGTCGTCTTCCACCCGAGCAGCCAACCAGAAGAGGAGACCACCCATGGCTGACCTGACTCTCGCCACACACCGCCGCGAGGCAATCCCCGATCTGCCACCCGCCGTCCGGACCAACCGCGCGATGCTGGCGCTCGACCTCGGCACCGCCACGGGCTGGGCGCTGCATGGCATCGACGGGCTGATCACCTCCGGCACGGTGTCCTTCCGCCCCGGTCGGTTCGATGGCGGCGGCATGCGGTATCTCCGCTTCACCAACTGGCTGACCGAAATCGACCGGCTGTCCGGGCCCGTCGCCGCCATCTGGTTCGAGGAGGTCCGCCGCCACGCGGCCACCGACGCGGCCCATGTCTATGGCGGGCTGATGGCCACGCTGACCGCATGGGCCGAACTGCGCGGCATTCCCTACGAGGGCGTCCCGGTCGGCACGATCAAGCGCCACGCCACCGGCAAGGGCAACGCTCCCAAGGAGGCGATGATTGCCGCGGCCCGCGCCCGGGGGTTCAGCCCCGCCGACGACAACGAGGCCGACGCCATCGCGATCCTGCTCTGGGCGCTGGAGACCCAAGGGGGCCTGCAATGAGGCGGTTTCCCCGTGGCTATGGCGGCGAGCGCCGCAACCCCGAACAGGTCAAGCGCGACGGCTGGAAGGAGCAACGCGTGTTCGCAGTTTCCCTTGACGACCAGAGACTTACTTGGCCTGAGCGGGAGCTGGTGAGGCAACTCGGCGAGCGTCTCTATGGCGCGCGCCCACAAAATCGAGAGGTTCAGAAATGACCCATTGGACACCAGCCGACGTGGAGGCGCGGCTCTCCGAGGCGGGGATGATCCTGCGCCGTCTGCCGGAGCCCCGGCGCAACGGATACTTCAGCACATGGCCAGAGATCGTCCACGGTTTCGCCGACAAGGTGGGCCAGGAGCCGAAGCCCATGCGCGTCTCGCCCTCGCCACGGGACATCGCGCGGATGGAGGAGACGCTGACCTGGACGAACTGCCTCGAGCCCATCGACGGCAAGATCGTCTGGATGAAGGCGCATGACGAGCGCTGGAAGAACATCTGCTGGCACGTCGGTCTCTGCCACGCCGCTGCGCATCAGCACTGGCGCTACGGGCTGTCGCTGATCGCGCTGAACCTCAACAGGCAGCCCTTCAACCGAAAACTGCCGATCCTCGAGATCATCAAGCTGGCGCGCAGCCTGTAGGAAAGTCTCGTGTAGAGGGTTTTCGCGCAGACAAAAACGCCTCTCCCGGGCTAGAAAGTGGATAAGCTCGGGAGAGGCGCGCGCGGCGCAGCCCCGAACGAAACCATCCTTTCGTTGGCGGGGCGCGCTAATAAAGGAAAGGCGCTGATCCTTTCCTTGTGGGCCGCTGTCCGCCCCCGCCACCCCCCCCCTCAGACGACTTCGCGGTTCCTTCCTGGCGATATTCGTATGCTGGCGGGCGAAGCGCGGCGCATCGCTAGCGACAGGGCCGGATTTTTGGGAAGCCACCCCAGCCGGAAGCCACCGCGCAAGATGAGATAACAGCGCCATAACAGAGACTTGCAGGGTGGACTCCGGGGTGGATATCCTGGACTCCGGAATCCACCGCTGCTGGACTCCACCGGCCGGGAGCCACCTGCTCTCACACCTCGATGGGCTCGATCAGGCTCGCATCGTCGTTGCGAACCGAGCCGACGGCGCGGCCGACTTCGTGCCATGTCAGGCCATCAAGCGGCAGCCGCGGCACCTCTACACCGACCACCCCCGACAGCCAATCGGGCAGCGTCTCGGGTGCAATCAGCAACGGCATGCGGTCGTGGATCGCCGCCACCGGCCCGCGTGCGGGTTCGGTGATGATGGTGCAAGTCAGCCCCTCGAAGTCGGGCAGGCGCACCTCGGAGCAGAGCCCGGCCATCAGCAGCGCCGGCGCGTTGCCGGTCGGATGGATGTAATGCGGGTGCGTGCCGTCAGGGAGCTGCTGCCACTCGTAGTAGCCGCTCGCCAGCACGGCGCAGCGCTGGTGGCGCCATGCATCGCGGAAAGCGGGCTTGCGTGCCGCCTCTTCGACGCGGGCGTTGAAGGTGCTGGCCTTCCAAGTGGCGAGCGGGCTGCGATACCAGCCGGGGATGAGCCACCAGCGGGCCAGCGCACCCTCGGGGCCTTCCTCCCCTGTTCGGACGATCGGCACCATTGCCGTCGGCGCCACGTTGTAGCGGCTGGAGATCACCCCTTGGGGCGCGCTCGCCAGCGTCAGCCAGGATCGGAACTCGGCCCAGCTCATTTCTGCGAGCGTGATGCGTCCGCACATCGACAATGCCCTCCCGCGCGCCCTGAAGGGTAGCGCATCCCGTCCGGGAACTTGAGCCCGAACGGGATGAAGTTCAGCAAGGAACCCTCATGACCCTCGCCTTCGCCCCCGAGCGGATCGAGCAATGGCCGCTGTCGCGCCTGCAGCCCTACGCGAAGAACGCCAAGCTGCATGGCGCTGACCAGGTCGCGAAGATCGCCGCCTCCATGGCCGAGTTCGGCTGGACCGTGCCCTGCCTCGTGGGTGAGGACGGTGAGCTGATCGCCGGCCATGGCCGGGTGCTGGCCGCGACGCAGCTCGGGCTGCTTGAGGCGCCGGTGATCGTTCTGGGCCATCTGACCGAGGCACAGCGCCGGGCGTATCGGATCGCAGACAATAAGTTGACCGAACTTGGAAGCTGGGATGAGGCGGCTCTGTCGGCCGAGCTGAACGAGTTGCTGGCCGAGGATCTCGACCTGTCGCTGGTCGGGTTTTCCGACGGCGAGTTGGACAAGCTGCTGGCCTTCGTGCCGGAGGGCGACGGTGACGATGCTGGCGGCGCCAGCGTGCCGCCGGTGACCATCCCGGAGCCGCCGCGCAACCCGGCGTCGCGCAGCGGCGATCTCTGGATCCTCGGCACCCACCGTCTGCTCTGCGGCGACTCGACCAGCCGTGACGATGTGCGCCGCCTGATGAACGGCGAGCGGGCGATCCTGTTCGCGACCGATCCGCCGTATCTCGTCGACTACGACGGGTCCAACCATCCGACGCGCAACAAGGACTGGTCGGCGTCCTACGGCACGACCTGGGATGACAGTTCGCAGGGGGCCGAGCTTTACGACGGCTTTATCGCCGCCGCCGTGGCCGAGGCGATCACCGAGGACGCCGCCTGGTACTGCTGGCACGCCTCGCGCCGCCAGGCGATGCTGGAAGCTTGCTGGGAAAAGGCCGGAGCCTTTGTCCATCAGCAGATCATCTGGGTGAAGGACCGCGGGGTTCTGACCCGGTCGCATTACCTGTGGAAGCACGAGCCCTGTTTCATGGGCTGGCGCCGCCCGAACCGACCGCCGAAGGTCGCCGATCAGACACTGCCCTCGACCTGGGAGATGCCCAGCTTCGCCAAGGACGAGCGGCCCGACCACCCGACGCCGAAACCGCTCGACGCCTTCGGCATCCCGATGCGCCAGCATGTGGCGCGGGGTGGGCTCTGCTATGAGCCCTTCTCCGGCTCGGGCTCGCAGATCATGGCGGGCGAGGCCAATGGCCGCCGCGTCTTCGCGATGGAGATCAGCCCGGCCTATGTCGATGTCGCGGTGGAACGCTGGCAGGCCGAGACCGGCCGCGAGGCGATCCTCGATGGCGATGGCCGGACCTTCGCAGCCGTGAAGGCCGCGCGGTTGGGCGACAGCACCGATCACGCTGCTGCCTGATGGCCGTCTATTACAACGATTCCGACCCCGCGGCCTGTGCCTGGCTGCGGGAACTCATCGCCGCCGGCCACCTTCCGGCTGGCGAGGTGGACGAGCGATCCATCCTCGATGTCGCCCCCGACGATCTGCGGGGCTTCACGCAATGCCATTTCTTCGCCGGCATCGGCGGCTGGCCTCATGCGCTGCGCCTTGCCGGCGTGCCCGAGGACCGGCCGGTCTGGACCGGTTCGCCGCCCTGCCAGCCATTCAGCCAGGCCGGGCAGCGCAAGGGACAGGACGATGACCGCCATCTTGCACCCGCCTTCCTGCGCCTCGTTGCCGCCTGCGGCCCCGGCCTCGTCTTCGGCGAGCAGGTCGCCAGCGCGGCAGTGCTCGGACCATCTGGCCGAGCGGTTGGAACAGCGCCTGAAGCTGCGGCTCCATGGGCGTGGTTCGACGCTCTGGCGGCTGACCTGGAAGCGACATCTTACGCCGTCGCGGCGGCCGATCTGCCGGCTGCGGGCATCGGCGCCCCGCATATCCGCCAGCGGCTGTTCTTCGGCGCCGTGGCCCTCGACGGCTCCGCAGGCAGGCTGGGCCACGGCCTCGGCCCGCGATCACAAGGACGGCGCGGAATGCCCGGCCGTGCCGATCAATGCGTTGCTCGGCCGTCAGGTCTGGCTGGCAGGCTGGCCGACGGCGATGGCCGGGTCGCCCGGCACGGAGAGATACAACGCGGCCGGCAATACCGATGCCAGCCGCAGGACGGTGGCGCTGCTGGCCAGGACGGGCCTCTCGTCAATCCCGCCGGGACCGGCGCGACGGGTGGCGTCTGGGGCGATCCGGACTGGCTCCTCTGCCGGGATGGACGCTGGCGACCGGTTGAGCCCCGAACATTCCCGCTGGCTGATGGGATACCCGGCCGCATGGGGCTCTTGCGGGGCTACGGCAATGCGATCGTGCCGCCGCTCGCGGCGGAGTTCGTGACCGCGTTTCTGGAATGCCTGCCGGAGGGGAGCCGATGCAGCAGAGCCGCCTGATGTCGCTGGCCGAAGCCGCGACCAATGTCGTGGTCGGCTATGCGCTGGCCATCTCGACGCAGATCGTTGTCTTCCCGTGGTTCGGGATCAGGACCGGGCTGGCGGAGCATCTGACCATCGGCCTCGCCTTCGTCGGCGTTTCGCTGGCGCGCGGCTATCTGTTGCGCCGGCTGTTCGAACGCCTGCGGCGCGTCTGATCCAGCGGCTGGCGGTCCGGCTCCTGCGCTGATAGCCTTTGGGCATGTCCGAAGGCTGGAAACATATCGAGGTCAACGATCACGGGACCATCGTTGTCCTGCGTCCGATTTCGGAGGAGGGACGGGACTGGTTCGCGGAGCATGTCGGCGAACCGGAACCGGGCGGCATCTACATCTGCGAGCCGCGCATGGCGCAGGATATCCTGCAGGCCGCCGCCCGCGATCTGCTGTCGTGGCAATGAGAAACCGCCGCCCGGTCGGGGCGGCGGCGTAGCAATATCCCTTCGGGGTCAGGCGGCGGGAAGCCTATAGACTCGCCCGCGCCCCTCGACCTTCTCCGAGGTCACCTCGAGCCCGAGCTTCTTCTTCAGCGCCCCGGCGAACGCGCCGCGAATCGTGTGATGAGCCCATTCGAGCCCGGTGGCGATCTCCTCGATGGTCGCACCGTCCGGCGCGCGCAGCATGGCGATCAGGGCGGCCTGCTTGGTCCCCTCGCGCGGCGTGCGCGGCTTGGGCGCGGTTTCGGCCCCGGTGGGGGTGTTCGGTGCGAGCGCGTCCGGCGCGCCCACGGGCGCGGTGTGCGCGTCGTCGGGCTCGATGCCGATGGCGGCAAGGCCCGCGTCGGTGGCGACCAGCGTGGTGCCGTGGCCGTCGCCGGTCTCGCGCCACACGGGTTCGCCCTTGCGCAGGTCGGCGTCGACCTCCTGCAGGAACCCCTTGGCGAGCATCCCGCCGACTACCTTGGCGGCGGCCCCGCCGCGCAGGCTCTCGGGCAGCGGCAGGGCAATGTGCTCGGGTCGCCGAGCGGCGGCGGTGAGGATGATGGCTTGGTTGTCGGAAAGCTTGGTCATCTGGGGTCTCCGTAGTCGGGCCCGCGTGATGCGGCGCCTTCTACGACCCCGAGCCGCGCAGGGCGCGCGGCGGGATTTCCGGCAGTGCCGGAGATCAGCGGGCGTGTTCGCCCTCGCCGAAAGCGCTGTCGGTAATGCGCTTCAAGAGGCTGGCGTAGTGTTCGAGGGTACCGACCATGGCCCAGCCCACCTCGTCGGGGTGGCAGTTGAAATGGTCGTCGCTGAGCGCCTGCAGGCGGGCGAGCATCTCGTCGATCTCCGCCTTCTTGCCGATGAAGGCGTTCAGGGCCGCTTCCTTTTTGCGCCGGGCCTTCTCGGCGCGGAGTTCATGGTGCGAGGTTGTGATCGGGTTCAGGCGGGTCATGGTCGCTCCTCCTTCGGCGGCTCAGAGCAGGGCCATCTCGGCCAGCACGGCGGTGGCGCGGGCAAGCTGGGCGGTGGGCAGTTCGATCTTGATGTGCGAGATCACATCCGATGCTTCGGCCTTGATGCCATCCTCGCGCAGTTCGGCCTCGATCGTCTCGGCGATGGCGTCCTTGCGGCTGAGGTCGAAGTGCGCCGGCAAGGCGGCATAGTCGAGGCGGATGGTGGTGATGGCCATGGTCATGGGCAGGCTCCGTGGGCGGGTTGCATCGTTGTCCTGCATCCGTGTTCGCTCTGTCCGCGATGCTTATCCACGTAAATCAAGCGTATGAATCTGAATGATAATCGGAGCCGCGGATGCAGGGCATGAGCGAACGCCACTACGCCGCCCATGCCGGGTTGTCGCGGGGCGCCATCCAGAAGGCGAAGGCGGCCGAGCGGCTGGTCCTCTATCCCGACGGCAGCATCAATGCGGACGCCAGCGACGCTCGGCGAGCGGAAACCACCGACCCGTCCAAGACCCGCAAGCCGCCCGCGCCGAAGCTGAAGCCTGTCCCCGAGGCGGCGCGCCCGTCGTCGGTTGGCGCTGCACCCGCCAGGCTGAAGCCGGTGCCGGAGGCCGCCGTCGCGGCCGTCGGCGAGACCCTGCGGGAAGAGGGGCTTGCGGCGCCGGCGGTCGGGGGCGGCACGACCTTCCTGCAGGCCAAGACGGCGAACGAGGTGCTGAAAGCCCAGGAACGCCGCATCCGGCTGCAAAAGCTGAAGGGCGAGTTGGTCGACCGCGCCCGCGCCGAAACACTGATGTTCCGCCTTGCCCGCGAGGAACGCGATGCCTGGGTGACCTGGCCGTCCCGGGTGGCGGCGCTGATGGCCTCGGAACTGGCGGCGGCCTTGGGTGGGGGCATCGCAGTGGAGGCGGCGCTGATGCAGAAGGTTCTCGAATCCCATGTTCGCGCCCAGCTCGACAGCCTTGCCGAGGTTCGAACGGGCATTGGATGACGACATCCTGGCCTTCGACGGCGCGCGGGACCTGCTGCGCGCCTGGTCGCAGGGCATCCGGCCCGACCCGGACCTGACGGTCTCGGAATGGGCCGACCGGCACCGCTGGCTCTCATCCCGCGCCTCGGCTGAGCCGGGCCGGTATCGGACGGTGCGCACGCCCTACATGCGCGAGATCATGGATGCGCTCTCGCCCGGCAGTCCGCTGCAGCGGGTGGTGCTCATGAAGGCGGCGCAGGTGGGCGCGACAGAAGCGGGCAACTGCTTCATCGGCTTTGTCATGCATCACGCTCCGGGGCCGATGCTGGCGGTCCAGCCGACGGTGGAACTGGCCAAGCGCAATTCGCGCCAGCGGATCGACCCGCTGATCGAGGAAAGCCCGGAGCTGCGGGCAAAGGTCAAACCGGCGCGTTCGCGCGATGCGGGCAATACGATGCTGTCCAAGGAATTCGCCGGTGGCATCCTGATCATGACTGGTGCGAATTCCGCCGTGGGCCTGCGCTCCACCCCGGCGCGGTATCTGTTTCTGGACGAGGTCGACGCCTATCCGGCCTCGGCTGATGAAGAGGGTGATCCGGTGACGCTGGCGGAGGCGCGCTCGCTCACCTTTGCCCATCGGCGCAAGATCTTCCTTGCCTCGACCCCCACGATCCGGGGGCTGAGCCGGATCGAGCGGGAATTCGAGGCCAGCGACCAGCGGCGGTTCTTCGTGCCATGCCCACATTGCCGCCATCGCCAATGGCTGAAGTTCGACCGGCTGCGCTGGCAGAAGGGGAGCCCCGAGACAGCGGAATACCACTGCGAGGGCTGTGATCAGCCCATCGCCGAGCATCACAAGACGGCCATGCTGGCCGCGGGCGAATGGCGTGCGACGGCAACCGGGGCAGACCCGCTGACGGTCGGCTATCACCTCTCGGCGCTCTACTCGCCCATCGGCTGGCTGGCCTGGTCGGGGATCGCACGGTCCTGGGAGGCAGCACAGGGCAGCGACGAGGCGCTGCGGGCATTCCGGAACACGATCCTCGGCGAGACCTGGTTCGAGAGTGGCGAAGCCCCGGACTGGCAGCGGCTCCACGACCGGCGCGAGGACTGGAAGCCCGGCACGGTGCCTGCGGGCGGGCTGTTCCTGACCGCCGGGGCGGATGTGCAGAAGGACCGGATCGAGGTTGACGTCTGGGCCTGGGGCCGCGGCCTCGAAAGCTGGCTGATCGACCATCTCGTGATCGAGGGCGGCCCGGGTGATGCGGGGTGCTGGCAGAAGCTGACCGACCTTCTGGGCCGGGTGTGGGCGCATGAAAGCGGCCAGCACCTGACCATCGCGAAGCTGGCCATCGACACAGGCTACGAGACCAGCGCGGTCTATGCCTGGGCGCGCCAGGTCGGCTTTGGCCAGGTCGCCCCGGTGAAGGGGCTCGAGGGCTTCAACCGCTCGAGCCCTGTCACCGGTCCGACCTATGTCGATGCCACCGTTGGTGGCAAGCGTCTGCGCCGCGGCGTGCGGCTCTGGACGGTTGCCACTTCGACCTTCAAGGCGGAAACCTACCGCTTCCTGCGGCAGGATCGACCGACGAGGGAAGAGATCACGGCTGGTGCCGCGTTCCCGGCGGGAACCGTGCATCTGCCGGACTGGGTCGACAGCGAATGGCTGAAACAGCTGACCGCCGAGCAGTTGGTGACGGTGAAGACCAGGCGCGGGTTCACGAAGCTCGAATGGCAGAAACTGCGCGAGCGCAACGAGGCGCTTGACTGCCGGGTCTATGCCCGCGCCGCCGCCTGGATCGCTGGGGCCGATCGCTGGCCGGAAGCCCGGTGGCAGGAGCTGGAGCGACAGCTGGTCGTGGCGGGGGAAAGGAACGCGGGTGACGCGCCCCCGAAGCAACCAGCACGACCGTCGGCGCGCCGGCGGACGGTGCGGTCGAGCTACATGGGGTGATGCCGAGGGCTCACTGCAGGCAGCATTTCTTGAACTTCTTGCCGCTGCCACAGGGGCAAGGATCGTTTCGGCCAACTGACGGCGCCGGGTTACGCCAGAAATTGGCCATGGGAATCACACGCGGGTCCGGGTTTTCCTTCTGTGCCTTCTGCTTCTCGAAATAGGCGTCGGTGTAGCAGTACCATCGCGACAGCTCCTCGACTGCGTCCTCGATCAGGCCATGGCGATAGCGGCGATTGGCGGAAATGCTCCCGGCTGCGCGCGTGGCTTCCAGATCGGCGAGGAAATCAGAAAAGCTGCAGTAATCCTTCGGGATTTGCCCCTTGTCGAAGATCGTGCGCACGGCGTCGGTCATGTCCTCCAGCCCCAGGTCGGCCACAGCCTCGGTCCAGCCGATCAGCAGATCGGCCGGGGCTTTGGGCTGACGGGCAAGGAAATTGCGGATGAAGCTCTCGACCACCGGCCGTCGCGCAGGGTGCAGCTCCGCCAGCAGGACAAGGGCGCTCATCATTGCACTGCGGGCGAAATCATCAGCGCGCAGGTCCATGATTGCCTCGAACAACGGCTCGAGATCGCCATCGAAGGTTCCCGCGATCATGCGAAACGCGCTTTCGGTTACCGCGTCGCCAAGCGTCGCATCGAGCGTCCGGGGCGAGCGGCGCATCAGGCGCAGAAGCGGGCGGTAAGCGCGTGTCTCGCGCCATTGCGCAAGCAGATAGACGATCGGGATCAGGGCCATCAGATCGGCATCCGCCATGGCGCCGGATCGCTGCTGACTGACCCGATCGAGCAGATCGACGAAGATCGGCGCCATCGCATCGCGCTGCGCCGAGGCGGCGGCCATGGCCTCCTTGGGGAAAATGTCGTTTCGCGAAAGATCGCGCAGGATTTCGGTGGGGGTCATGGATTCGCTTCCAGCAGGCGACAAGGCCCTCAGATGAAACAGGTCACAGGGACGGGTCAACTCGCATGCCGACAATCACGGAACTCCGCGCCCGCCGCGAGGCGCTGGCCGCGCAGCGCGCCTCGGGCGTGGCACGGGTCAGCTATGACGGCAAGACCGTGGATTATCGCAGCGTGGCGGAGATCGACCGGGCCATCGAGGTGCTGGATCGCGAGATCGCCTCGGCCGAGGGACGGCGGATTGTGCGGCAGGTGCGCGTCATGACCGACAAGGGGCTCTGAGCATGGGTCTGTTCGACAGGTTCCGCCGCGGGGCCGTTGCTGGCGGGGCGACCGGTGGCCCTGCGTCCTCCGGGCTTACGCGGCTCCCCCGGAGCCACGGTCCCTCCGGACTGCGCGCCCGGCTCGAAGGGTCCATGGCGAGGCGACGGCTCAAGGGCTGGAATCCGCCGCTCGAGAACATCAACGCGCTGGTGGCCTCGGGTGGACCGCGCCTTCTGGCCCGTGCCCGCGAACTGGTGGTGACCAACGGCTACGCGGCGAATGCTTGCGAGGCCTTTGCGGCGAACCTGGTCGGTGACGGGATCAAGCCCTCGTCGCTGATCGAGGATGCGGACCTGCGCGAACGAGTCCAGAAGCTCTGGCTGGCCTGGACGGACGAGGCCGATGCGGACGGGCTGACCGACTTCTACGGGCTGCAGGCCATGGTCGCGCGCGAGATGTTCGTCGCGGGCGAGTGCTTTGTCCGACTGCGCCCGCGTCGGCCCGAGGATGGTCTCATGGTGCCCATGCAGTTGCAGCTTCTCCAGTCCGAGATGCTGCCCTTCGAGAAGACCGAGACAGCCGCCAACGGCAACCGCATCCGCTGCGGGATCGAATTCGACGCAATCGGGCGGCGCGTGGCTTATCACTTCCGCCGCCGCCATCCGGGCGACAGCACGGACCAGCGGGTGGCGGTGCCGGATACAGTCCGCGTCCCGGCCGGGGACGTTCTGCATATCTACCGGCCCATAGATGCCGGCCAGATCCGGGGCCTTCCGCATGTGGCACCCGCCATGGTGCGGCTGTTCCTGCTCGACCAGTACGATGACGCGGAGCTTGACCGGAAGAAGACCGCGGCAATGTTCGCGGGCTTTATCACCAAGACCGCGCCGGAAGAGCCGATGCTGGGCGAAGGCGCCGCCGATCCTGACGGCGCCGCGATCGCCAGCCTCGAGCCCGGCACGATGCAGGTCCTGCTGCCGGGAGAGGACGTGAAGTTCTCGAGCCCGGCCGATGTGGGCGGGGGTTACGAGGCCTTCCAGTACCGCACCTTGCTCGCCGTCTCGGCATCGCTGGGGCTGCCCTATCACCTCGTGACCGGCGATGTGCGGCAGGCGAACTACTCGAGCCTTCGGGCCGAACTGGTGGAGTTCCGTCGCCGCATCGGGCAGCTGCAGCATGGCGTGATCGTGCACCAGTTCTGCCGTCCGATCTGGGCGCGCTGGATGGAGACGGCGGCGCTCGCGGGCGCGCTCGATCTGCCCGGGTTTGCCGCCGCACCCGGCCGGTTCCGCGCCGCGCAATGGATCCCGCCGCGCTGGGACTGGGTCGATCCCTTGAAGGATATCCAGGCACAGGTCCTGGCGATGGAGGCCGGAATCACCTCGCGGCGCAAGGTGGTCGAGGCCACCGGCTATGACGTCGAGGAGGTCGACCGCGAGAACGCCGCCGATGCCCGGCGGTCGGCCGAACTGGGCCTCCGATACCGGACCAGCCCCGGCGAGGCGCAAGGCGCACGGGCCACGCCCACAAGGCTGCCCGACCCGGACACCGATGGGTCCGGCGCGGACGCTGAACCCGAACAGGAGTGACAGGATGAAGAGCTGGTACACGATCCGCGCCCGGGGCCGAGGCACGGAAGGATCTCGCGCGGAAGTGCTGATCTATGACGAGATCGGCGCCTATGGCGTCAGCGCCAAGGGGTTCCTTGCCGAACTCGGCGCGCTGCCGGACGGGGTGCCGATCGACCTGCGGCTCAACAGCCCCGGCGGCTCGGTCTTCGATGCCGTCGCGATCTATAACGCCCTGCAGCGGCATGACGGCACCATCACCGTCTGGATCGACGGCATTGCCGCTTCGGCCGCGTCCTACGTCGCCATGGCGGGCGACGAGATCGTCATGCCTGAGAACGCCTTCCTGATGATCCACGACCCTTCGGGCCTGGTCATGGGCACTGCCGCGGACATGCGCGAGATGGCCGACACCATGGACAAGATCGCGGCCGGCATGGTCCGAGGCTATGCGGCCCGGTCCGGACGCGCCGAGGAAGAGATCGCGGCCCTGATGGCGGCCGAGACCTGGTTCGACGCGGAAGCGGCCCTGGAGGCGGGGTTGGCCACCCGCAGGATCGAGCCGGTGCGGATCGCCGCCAGCTTCGACATCGGCCGTTTCCGCAACGCGCCGCCTGTGCTGGTGGACGCGGTTGCGGCCGCTGTCGCCGATCCAACCCAGGAAGCGGAACCGGATCGTGTGGAAGCCGACGAGGGCGCCGAGGTTGTCTTCGATCACGCCGATCCTGCGACCGCGCCGGAGCCCGGCCCGGAACCGGCCCGGCCGTCGAACCCTGACGCCGCAGCGCCTCACATCGACCCTGCGGCCCTCCGGGCCGAAGCCATCGCCCATGCCCGGGCCGTGATCGACCTCTGTCGTCTCGCGGGCCAGCCGCAGATGGCGGGGCGCTTCCTGGAGGAGGACGCCAGCCTCGACGCGGTGCGCGCGAGCCTTCTCTCCTCCCGCGCCGAGGCCACGCCCGCGATCTCGCCGCATCACCCGCAACCCGGGCCCAGCCCCAGTGCCCGCCCCTGGGGCGACGTGATCGCCCGCACCTTCAAGCTGAAAGGATGATCCCATGACCACGCTGGTTGAAGGCAAACACCCCGGCGGCTTCCTCGTCTGGGAAGCCTTCCGCGACTACACCCGCGAGACCATCACCATCGGCTCAGGCATGCTCGAACCCGGAACGGTGCTGGGCAAGATCACCGTATCGGGCAAATACGCCGCCCACGACCCGGCCGCGGTCGATGGCACCGAGACCGCCGTGGCCCTGCTCTGGGGCCGCGCCGATGCCAGTGCTGGCGAGGTCGTGGCCGTCGCGGTGGTGCGCGGTCCCGCCATCGTCAATCGCCACGACCTGGTCTTCGCAGGCACGCCGACCGAGGGCGAGATCGCCGCGGCGCATGCAGCACTTCTGGCAGCCGGCATTCTCGTGCGCTGATCCCCCATCGAAAGGACATTCCCATGGCGACCATGGACATCTTTGAAGGCGATGCCTTCTCGATCATCGAACTGACCCGCGCGCTGGAGAACATCCCCTTCAAGCCCGCGATCCTCTCGGGCTCGAACCTCTTCGGGCCGCGCGGCGTGCGCGCGCGCACCGTGGTGATCGAGAGCCGGGACGGCACGCTGCAGCTGATCCCGTTCTCCGAGCGTGGCTCGGCCTACGAGAGCCAGGTACCGGAACGCCGCGAGATGCGGGCCTTCGTTGTGCGCCAGTTCAAGAAGCAGGACGTGCTCTGGGCCTCGGAAATCTAGGGGATCCGCGACCACGGTTCCGAAACCGCCACCCAGCAGGTGCAGACCGAGGTCGCCCGCAAGCTGGGGCGGCTCAGGAACGACGCCGAGGCCACTTTCGAGTTCCACCTCTTCAACGGCATCCAGGGCGTGGTGAAGGATCCGAAGGACGGGGCGGTGGTGGTGAACTACTTCACCGAATTCGGCATCACGCCTGCCACGGAAGTCGACTTCGACCTCGACAACGCGAGTCCGGCCTCGGGAGCGCTGCGCAAGCGCTGCCAGGCGCTGATCGAGAGCGTCGAGGACAGCCTTGGTGGACTGGCGGCCGGTCAGGTGCAGCTGCGCGCCGAATGTGGATCAGCTTTCTTCGCCGATCTGGTCGCCCACAAGGAGGTGCGCGAGACCTATCTCAACACCGCCGCTGCCGCGGACCTGCGGGGCAGGGTAGGGGAGGAGGTCAGCTTTGGCGGCATCACCTTCCGCCGCTACCGGGGCGGCCTCGGCTTTGGGGTGCCGACCGACAAGGCATACTTCTATCCCGAGGGTGTCGAGGGCCTCTTCGAGATCTACTACGCCCCGGCCGACACCTTCGAGACGGTGAACACGCTGGGCCTGCCGCTCTATGCGCGCATGATCCCGGACCGCGACCGCGACGAATGGGTGCGCCTCGAGATCGAGAGCAATCCCCTCCCGATCTGCACGCGGCCGCAGGTTCTGCGCAGCGCGCGGCGGACGTGATGAGTGCCTTCGTTGCCGCGCTGGAGGAACTCTTCGCCGATCCCAATCTTGCACGGGATGTCGTCCATGTTGCGGATGGCGGCGCGCCCAGATTGATCCGCGCGGTCATGCGCCGCGCGGACGCAATCACCGACTTCGGCGATGCCCGGCTCTGGTCGGAAACCACCCGCCTCGACCTGCGAGTGGCGGAGGTGCCAGCCCCGCGCCCGGGCGACCGGATCGAAATCGATGGCGAGGCCTTCCTCATCCAGGGCGAACCCGTCCGCGACCGCGAGCGACTGGTCTGGACCATTGACTTGCGCCCGGCGTGACGGCGATGAAGCTGAAGCTCGACATCGATCCGGACATCGTCGCGATGATGGCGGCCGAGGTCGCAGCAGGGGAACGCGCGGTCTCGGCGGCGATCCGTGAGGCTGGAACCGGCCTCAAAACCGCCTGGCGCGGGCAGATCACTGGCGCGGGACTGGGTGCACGGCTCGCCCGAACCATCCAGTCCGAACAGTTCCCGAAGGCCACGCCCAGCCTGAACGCGGCGGCCGTGGTCTGGTCCAAGGCCCCGGTCATCGTCGGCGCGCATGACACCGGCCCGCTGATCCGGTCCAGGAACGGCTTCTGGCTGGCGATCCCAACCGCGGCGGCGGACAAGTCACAGCGCGGCGGTCGGATCAGTCCCGGTGAGTGGGAGCGCCGCACCGGCCTGCGCCTGCGGTTCATCTACCGCCGTACCGGCCCGAGCCTCCTGGTCGCCGAAGGGCGGCTGAACACGAAGGGCAGGGCAGTCGCATCCCGCTCAAGGACTGGCCGGGGCCTCGTCACAGCGCCGATCTTCCTCCTGGTGCCGCAGGTCAAGCTGCCGAAGCGGCTGGATCTGGCGCGGGACGCCGGACGGGCGCACGATTCCGTGCCGGGGTTGATCGTGGCGAATTGGGTGGAGGGACGCGCGTGATCTTCCGGCGGATATCGTTCGGCGCCGCTCTCTTCGATCAGTTCGGACGCTCCACGGGCTGAGCGCGCTCGATGTCAAACTGCATGAACCGATCGAAGAGCGGCGTCTTCTGGTATAGTGGATCCTGGACTCGCGTCGCTTCGACCGCCGGCATCGACTTGAGGAGACCGAACCACGACAAAGGTGTCAGATAGACGGCCCGCATGTAGACCTCGAGCACATTGAGCGGTTCGTCGAGGAATTTCTCGGGAGGCACGAAGCAGTAACGCGTCAACTGGGGTACAGATCGCGGCAAGTCGGCCGTGATCGAGAGGCACCAGAAGACGATCCCCGCCTGCTCATGGACCCAAGGATGCGCCAACTTGGTCAGGGTTCTTGGGTTGACCCGCGCGAAGGCCGCTTCGAAAACCGCCCGCACCATCGATGCATCGATCAGGTTCTCGCGCAGGCGGCGACCCGCTTCCGTGACAGCTAGCCGCGCTCCATCGATCTGGACGAGCCGGGCGGCAATCGCGAGTGCCATCAGGAAGTCGAGAGGGCAGATGGTTTCCTGGTCAAGCGGGCGTCTGAGATGCCTGGTCATCTCGGTGTCGAAATCCGGCCAATCCATTGTCGTCAGCAGAAGATCGAGGCTTTCGGAGGTCATGGCGCCGCTCGGCAGCAACGCAATCCGTCCTTCGCCGATCAGGGTCAGATAAAGGCGCAAATTGCGGAAGATGACCGATCCAGCAATGTCAGCGGCGTTGCCGTGATAGTCGATGTGCAGAGGTGATCGAGGCGAGTGGAAGGGCACCAGATCGTAGAAAGGCCCCGCGCCCAGTTGCAGCCAGGCAGGATGCACGTCGTTCAGCCACCTGGTCAGGTTGGATGGAAGTGGTGCCGATAGTCTGAGTCTCGACATGCCGATTCAGTTCCCATGATGACAGGCTTGCAGGTTATCCGATGCCCACCCCCCGCGAAACCATCCTCGCCGCGCTCCACGCGCGGCTCCTGGCGCTGCCAGCCACCGTCCTGCGCGGCGAGGTGCTGCCCGAGCGCGTGCCCGCTGCTGGCCTCCTGATCCTGCGCGATGGCGAGCCGGGGGAGCCGGAGGTCACGCTGTCGCCGCTACGCCATCACTACCAGCACCGGGCCGAGATCGAGGCGGTGGTCCAAGGCGCCGACCGTGACGCCGCCTTCGACACGCTCTGCGCCAGCGTGGGCGCAGCGATTGCCGTCGACCGGACACTCGGCGGCCTCTGTGACTGGCTCGAGGCGGAGGCACCGCGACCGGTCGATCTGCCGGTCGAGGGGGCGGCGGGACTGAAAGCCGCCGTGATCCCGGTGGTCCTGCACTACTCGCTGGCGGACGCGCTCGGCTGAGGCGTGACCGGATAGGGAACCGCCGGTTCTGCAGGTGCCATGCGACGCAAGTCACCTTCGATGATCGCGCCCGCTGCAACTCTGAGCGCGCCGTATGTGATCCGACCCGTGAGCCTGGCGGTCGGGTGTATGTCCACGACCGTCGCGGTGACGTCGCCCATGACCGTGCCGCCCAGGTCGAGCTGCTCGGCGGTGATATCACCCTGCACCTTGGCATCGGATTCGACCGTCAGATGCGGACCCGCCAGGTTGCCGTTGATCTGGCAATGCACCTGGATGCGGCCCGTGCTCGTGACATGGCCGTCGATCTGGAGATCGGCGGCGAGGATCGAGGATTTGGCTGACGCGCCTGCTGGGGCTGTCAGCACCGGCTTCTGGACAGGGTCCCGGTAACTCACGCGGCATTCCTTCGTTTCTGGTGCGCAGGCCGACCTGCCTGCGCGTGTCTCAAACAATCTTGGTGCGGAACGTACCCCCCTGCAAGGAGAAGAACATGGCACGTGCGCAAGGCGCGCGGGCGCAGATGGCGCTTGCGTTCGAGACGACTTACGGCACCCCGCCGGTGAGCGGCTTCACCCGGATGCCCTTTGCCAGCACCACGCTCGGCTCCGAACAGCCGCTCCTGTCGAGCGAGCTTCTGGGCTACGGGCGCGATCCCCTGGCCCCGGTCAAGGATGCGGTGACGGCGGATGGCGATGTGGTGGTGCCGATCGACGCCGAGGCCTTCGGCTTCTGGCTGAAGGCGGCCTTCGGCGATCCGGTCACAACCGGCACCGGTCTCTACAGCCACGAGTTCCGCTCCGGGAGCTGGACCCTGCCGTCGATGTCGATCGAGACCGCCATGCCGGAGGTGCCGCGTTATGCGATGTATTCCGGCTGCGTCCTGGACCAGCTCAGCTGGCAGGTGCAACGCTCGGGCCTCCTCACCGCCACGGCCCGGCTCATCGCGCAGGGCGAGACGATCGCCGCCACGAGCGGGGCTGGCACGCCGGAGGAGCTCTCCCTCCTGCGCTTCGGGCACTTCAACGGCGCGATCAGCCGTGATGGCGTGGCCCTCGGCAACGTGGTCTCGGCCGAGATCACCTATGCCAACAGTCTCGACCGGATCGAGACCATCCGCGCGGATGGCAAGATCGACGGCGCTGATCCCTCCATCGCCGCCCTCACGGGGCGGATCGAGGTGCGCTTCGCCGACCAGACGCTGGTGGCACAGGCGCAGACCGGCGATCCCTGCGAGATCGGCTTCGCCTACACCCTGCCCACGGGCGAGAGCTTCAGCTTCACCGCCCATGCCGTCTACCTGCCGCGGCCCCGGATCGAGATCCCGGGCCCGCAGGGCATCCAGGCCAGCTTTGACTGGCAGGCCGCCCGGGCCGAGACCACCGGCCGGATGTGCACCGCCGTCCTCGTCAACTCTGTCGCAACCTATTGAGAAGCCGCCCGTCATGCTGACCCTCGATCTCACCAACGCCCCGTCCTGGTGCGACCTCATCCCCGGCGTGCGCGTGAAGCTGCGCCCGCTGACCACCGCGCTGATGGTCGCGGCGCGCGGCGATCCCGCGATTGCCGATCTGCCCGAAGGGGCCGCGACCGAGGAGGCCGCCCTTGCCATGGCCAAGGCGCTGGCGCGGCGCGCGATCCTCGACTGGGAGGGGATCGGCGATGAAGCGGGCGCGCCCTTGCCGGTCAGCCCCGAGGCGATCGACGCGCTTCTCGACCTCTGGCCCGCCTTCGAGGCGTTCCAGTCGGCTTACGTCGCGAAGGCGCTCCTGCTGGACGCGGAAAAAAACGCCTCATCGCCCTTGCCGACTGGGTCTTCGGCGGGGGCGACGGCTACTGCGCGGCCTGCGCCGGAAGCTGCCCCGACTGCCCCGCGCGGCTGAACCAGCCGCAGACGCTGGAGGGCGCGCAGGTCTGGGATCTGGCGCAGCGCCTCGGCGGGCAGCTGCGGGTCCTCCCCGGCGTGGTCATCGGCTGGGACATGGGTGCGGCCTTGGCCTTGGGCGCCGCCCTCGGCATCTCCCCACCCGCCATCGCCGAACTTCTGCCGGCGCTCGAGGCGGTGATGGTGCGCCGCGTGAACGAACAAGTCGCCGGTGGGGATCGGGGCGGCCCTAGCCCTTGATCTTGCGGATCAGCGTGATGCCCGGCAGCCCCTCGAAATGTGCGTCGCAGGTCAGAAGGCTGGCCCCGCGCACACGGGCCGTAGCAAAGACGATGGCGTCGGCCGACGCAAGCTTGTGCTCGCGGCAGGCGTCGGCGGCCGCAAGTGCGATCTCGGTGTCGAGCGGAACCACCTGGCAGACCTGGGTGAAGGCGATCACCTGATCCGCCTTGTCCTCGCCGACCTCGCGGGTCAGCCATTTGGCGAGTTCGAGCTGCACCATGGTCGGCACCAGCCAGTCCGCCTGATCGGGCAGGTGTTCTGCCAGCCGGTCGCCGGTGGCCGAACCGATCAGCCATTCGATCCAGGCGGATGTGTCGACGAGGATCATCAGGTGCGGTCCGCACGATCACGGTAGTCGTCGGGCGATGCGCCGCGCGCCAGCCCTTTCAGCGCCTCGCGCTTCGGAACCGGGACCAGCAGCACGCCCGTGCCCTTGGGGATGAAGGCGAAGGTCAGCCCGGCTTCCCAATGCTGGGCCGCCCGGATCGCCTTGGGGATCGAGATCTGGAACTTCGAGGATAGGGTCGCGGTCTCGGACATGATCATACGCCTCCATGATCGATACGATGAACGTAAGAAAAGAAGCGCGGAAACGCAAGGAATCCTGCAATGGCCGAGAAACGCGTTTCCGTCCGGCTTGCCGCCGTGGGCGGCCGCCAGGTGCGCGCCGAACTGGAGGGCGTGGGCGAGGCCGGGGCCAAGGGCTTCGGCCGCCTCAGCCGCGAGATGGACCTGGCGAACACCCGGCTGGCGAGCTTCGCGCGGCGGGCGGGCCTCGCCCTCGGCGCTGCCGCTGCCGCCGCAACGGCCTCGCTTGGCCTGATCGTGCGCTCCACGGCCGAGAGCGCCGCGCAGGTCCGGCAGTTCGCGCAGGTCGCGAATGCCACGCCGGAGGCGCTGCAACGCTGGTCGGCTGGCGCCCGGACGGTCGGGATCGAGCAGGAGAAGCTCGCGGACATCCTGAAGGACGTGAACGACCGGGTGGGGGATTTCCTGCAGACCGGCGGCGGGCCGATGAAGGACTTCTTCGAGACTGTCGCGCCGCGGGTGGGCGTGACGGCGGACCAGTTTGCCCGCCTTTCCGGCCCCGAGGCGCTGCAGCTCTACGTCGATACGCTGGAACGCGCCGGTCTCAGCCAGCAGGAGATGACCTTCCATCTCGAGGCGATGGCCTCGGACGCAACGCGGCTCCTGCCGCTCCTGCGGAATGGCGGGGCGGAGATGGCGCGGCTCGGCGACCAGGCGGCGGGCCTCGGCGCGGTGCTGGACGGCGATGCGCTGGAGGCGCTGCGGCGCACGCAAGCCGCCTTGGGCACCGTGTCCTTGGTCTTCGAGGGCCTGAGGAACCGCATTGCTGTCGCGGTGGCCCCGACCGTCGAGGCGCTGGCCAAGGCCTTCGTCGCTCTGGCCTCGGACGGCGGGATCCTGCGGACGGCGATCGATGCGCTGATCGGCAACCTCGGGCGCCTGGCCAGCTATGCCACAACCTTCGCCGCGGTGATGGCGGGACGCTGGGTCGTGGGAGTCGCGGCGGCGGCGCTTTCCGTCCGCGGCCTTGCCACGGCGCTCGTCCTCCTGCGCGGTGCCCTCATCCGCACCGGCATCGGGGCGCTGATCGTCGGCGCGGGGGAACTGGTTTATCAGTTCACCCAGCTTGTCGCCCGCGTCGGCGGTGTCGGCGAGGCCTTCCGCCTGCTCGGCGATCTGGCGCGCGAGGTCTGGTCGAGGGTTGGCCTGTCGCTCGATGCCGCACTCGCCCGCATGGCGGCCGGATGGGAGGGGCTGAAGGCGGCGGGTCTCTCGGCCCTCGAGGGCACGATCGCGGGTGTGGTCAGCTTCGGCGACCGGACGGCGGCGATCTTCCAGGGGGCCTATGACGCGGCGGTGGCGATCTGGGGCAGTCTGCCCGGCGCCATCGGCGACTTCGCCTTCCAGGCCGCCAACGGACTGATCTCCGGCGTCGAGGCGATGCTGAACGGCGTCGTCACGCGCATCAACGGCTTCATCGAGGGGCTGAACGCGGCGCTGGCACTTTTGCCGGAGTGGGCCACCGGCGAAGGCGGGGTGCAGATCGGCACGCTCGACCCGGTGGAATTGGGGCGCATCGGCAATCCCTTTGAGGGCGCGGCCTCGGCCGCAGGCACCGCCGCCGCCGATGCCTTCTCGGCTGCTCTGGCACGGACCTATCTCGAGCCGCCCGATCTCGGCCTCGGCGCGATGGCCGATGATGCCCGCGCCACAGCGGCAGGCTATCGCGAAGCAGCAACCATGCTCGCCGATGCGGCGGGTCGACCGCTGGCAAGCTGGCAGGCACTGAAGGATGCGATGACCGGCGCGGGCAGCGAGGGGGAAGCGGCGCTCGACGGTGCGGCGGAGGCGGCCGGCGCCTTGGCGGATGGCTTTGAAGAGGCCGGCCGCGCAGCCGGGGGCGCGGGTGCCGCGGCGAAGAAGGCGGCCGAAGAGGCGAAGACCGGCTGGCAGGCCGTCATCAAGACCCTGGCCGACTATGCCAAGGGCGCGATGGACTGGGGCAAGGGTCTCGGCGAGACGCTGGTCTCCGCCTTTACCTCGGCCGAGAACGCCTTCCGGACCTTCGTCACCACCGGCAAGTTCGACTTCAAGGGGCTCGTCTCCTCGATCCTCGCCGATCTGGCGACGCTCACCTTCCGGACCTCGGTGCTCGGCCCCCTGGCCGACTGGCTCTCGAAAGGCCTCGGCGGGATCTTTGCCCCGGTCAAGCATGCGGGCGGCATGGTCGGCGCCCCCGGTCCCGGCCGGTTGGTGCCCGCGCTCGCCTTCGCGGGCGCGCCCCGGCTGCACAATGGCGGCTGGGCCGGGCTCCGACCCGACGAGGTGCCCGCCATCCTGCAACGCGGGGAACGGGTGCTGTCGCGGGCCGAAGTCGCGGCCGGAAAGGCCGGCGGTGGTTCTGGCGGCGTCACGATCAGCATCGACGCCCGGGGCGCGCAGGCGGGTGTCGCGGCTGAGATCGACGCGAAGCTCCGCGCCGCGATCCCGGAGATCGCCCGGCTGGCCAAGGCCAGTGTCGCCGATGGTCGGCGGCGGGGCCATGCCCTCTGATGAAGGCCAATCCACATGCCTGACGTGATCCCGGAACTGCCGCTGACGCTGGTGCAGACGCTGGAGCGCCGCCTCGTCACCGCTACGGCCGTGGCGGCTTCGCCCTTCACCGGGACCGAGGAAGTCCAGGACTGGGGCGGGGAATGGTGGGACTACGCGATCGAGATGGCGCGCACCACCGGCCGCGACGGCCGTCGCCTCTCGGCCTTCCTTGCCGCTCTCGGCGGCCCACGCGGACGCTTCCTGTTCCGCGACCCGACCATCCGGCAGGTTGGAAGCACGCTTGCGCCGCAGGTCGCGGGCGGCTTCCAGACCGGTAACCAGCTCATCACCGCCGGATGGCCATCCTTCTCGACGCCACTCCTGGCCGGGGACTTCTTCTCTCTGGGCTCGGGCGCCCAGACCCGGCTGCATCAGCTGACGGCGGATGTGGTCACCGACGAGGCGGGACAGGCCACGCTCGCCTTCGTGCCCCGCCTCCGGTCCGCGCCCGAGGATGGCATGCCCCTCGAGATCGCGGCCCCGGCCGCCCTCCTGCGCCTGACCGCGCCGGTCCCGACCCGGATCGGCCGGGCCGATAGCTTCCTCTTCACCCTGACCGCCCGGGAGGCCTTATGAGCCGCGATCTGACCCCCGACTTCGCCGCGGCACTGATCGACCGCGATCTGCGCCCGGTGATCTTCTTCGAGGGTCACTTCGCCTCCGGCCCGCTGCGACTCTGGTCGGGTCTCGGCGAGATCGGCTGGGCCGGGGAAAGCTGGTCGGGCGCGGGCGCGCTGCTGGGTCTCGGCGCCATCGAGGAGACCTCCGAGGTGGTGGCGGGTGGCACCTCGGTCTCGCTCTCGGGCATCCCGCCGCATCTGGTGCAGCTGGCCATCGCCGAGGCGCGTCAGGGCCTGCCGGGTCGGGTCTGGCTCGGGCTCCTGACGCCCGAGGGCCAGATCGTCGCCGATCCGGTCCTCGCCTTCGCCGGGCGCCTCGATGTGCCGGAGATCACCGATGATGCGGAGAGCTGCCGGATCACAATCAGCTACGAGTCCCGCCTCATCGATCTCAACACCGCCCGCAGCTGGCGCTACACCCATGAAAGCCAGCAGGCGCTCCATCCTGGCGATCTCGGGTTCGAATATGTGGCTGCGATCCAGGATCGGGAAGTGACCTGGGGGCGGGGATGAGCGGGGCGCGGATCGAGCATTGGGAACGCCATCTGGCGGAGGCGGTCGCGGCGGCACAGGCGCGGCCCTTTGCCTGGAGCCTGAATGACTGCCCGACCTTTGCCTTCGAGACCCGGCAGCTTCTGACCGGCGGCACCGATGTCGCGGCCCTCTGGCGCGGGCGCTACCGCACCGCACGCGGCGGGCTTCGGGTGATGCGTCGCCTTGGCTGGGACACGCTCGAGGTCATGGGACTCGCGCTCCTCGGCCCGCCACTGGCCTCCGTCCACCTCGCACAGCGCGGCGACCTGGTGCTGGCCACCGGTGGCAGCGGCTTTGGTGTCTGCATCGGCGCCCGGGCCGTCGGCATGGCGCCCGAGGGGCTTGTCAGTCTGCCGATATCCGCCTGCGCTCTGGCCTGGCGTGTCTAACGCGCTCGCCTGACGCGGGCCAAACCCATTCCTTCCCACCGGAAACCCACCCCCATGCCCTTCATCGTCTCTGCCGTCACGGCGATTGCCGGGGCGATCTCCGGCGTACTGGCCGCGGGCGGCATTGGCGCTGCGCTGGTGCGGCTCGGCGGCACGCTTCTCCTGTCCTACGCCTCCCAGGCGCTGATGCCGAAGCCGAAGGTGGCGCTGCAGGCCAGGAGCGTGACGGTGCGCGAGCCGGTGGTGCCGCGGGACATGGTCTATGGCCGGGCGCGCAAGGGCGGCGTCATCACCTTCCTGCATGCCTCGGGGGCGAAGGACCAGTATCTGCACCTGGTGGTCGTGCTCGCCGCGCATCGGGTCAGATCGATCGGGGCGATCTGGTTCGACGGCGAGATGGCGGTCAGCGCAGGCGGGCTCGTGCAGGGCCGCTGGGCGGGCAAGATCACGCTGGAGAAGCGCCTCGGGGCGGAGGACCAACCGGCCTTCGCGAGCCTGATGGCGAATGTCCCGGACAAATGGACCGCCGCGCATCGGCTGGCGGGCTGCGCCGCGATTTACCTGCGGCTGACCTATGACCCGGATGCCTTTCCGGGCGGGATCCCGAACATCACCGTGGACATCGAGGGCAAGGATGACATCCTCGATCCGCGGACGGGGCTGCGCGGCTATTCCGAGAACCCGGCGCTCTGCCTCGCCGATTACCTCGCCCATCCCGCCTTCGGCATCGGCGCTGGGATCGGCGCGGCGGACGGGGTCGAGGTGGAGAGCCTGATCGAGGCCGCCAACATCTGCGACGAGATGGTGCCCCTCGCCTCCGGGGGTTCTGAGCGGCGCTACAGCTGCAACGGCGTCGTCGTGCTGTCCGAGCCCCCGAAAGCGATCATCGAGGGCCTTCTCTCCGCCATGGCCGGGCGGGCGGCGGTGCAGGGCGGCACCTGGCGGATCCATGCCGGGGCGTATCGGTTGCCCGAGATCACGCTCGGCGCCGATGACGTGCGCGCGGGCGGGCTGGTGCTCGCCACCCGCGTCAGCCAGTCGGAGAACTTCAACGCCGTGCGCGGCCAGTTCGTGAGTCCCGAGAACGACTGGCAGCCCGACGACTTTCCGGCTTATGCGAGCGAGGCCTATCTCGCCGAGGATGGCGGCGAGCGGAAATGGCGCGACCTCTCGCTGCCCTTCACCATCTCCGCCGCCATGGCGCAGCGCCTGGCCAAGATCGAACTCGAGCGTGCCCGGCGCCAGATGACGGTGAAGCTTGCCGGCAAGCTCGCGGTCTGGCGTGCCGGGGTCGGCGAGACCGTGATGCTCTCCTATGCCCGCTGGGGCTTTGCCGCCAAGCCCTTCGAAGTCCAGGGGGTGAGTCTTGACCTCAGCGCCTCTGGCGATGGCGCGCTTCTCCTGCCGGAACTGGTCCTGCGCGAGACTTCGCCCTTGGTTTATGACTGGTCGGCCTCGGAAGAGGCGATCTATGCCGCGGCCCCACGCACCAGCCTGCCGGGACCGGGTGATGTGCCGGCACCCGGCACGCCGCATCTTGCCGAGGAGATGTATGAGACCCGGGGCGGCACCGGGGTACGGACGCTGATCCGCGCCACATGGGTCGAAGCCCCCTCCGACTTCGTCCGCGACTATCAGGTCAGGGCGCGGCGGATCCTCGACAAGGACGGCCTCCCCACCGGCGAGGACTGGATCACCCTTGGTCGCACCGACCAGCCCGCCTGGGAAATCCGCGACGTGAAGCCCGGCCGCTGGGAGGTGGCAGTGAAGGCGCTCTCGGTGATCGGGGTCTCCTCGGGCTATGTCAGCGCCGGGATCGAGATCCTCGGCCTGACCGCACCGCCGGCCGCGCTGGAGAACCTGACGATCCAGACCGCGGGCGGGCTCGCCATCCTGAAATGGTCGCCCTCGGCCGATCTCGATGTGCGGATCGGCGGGCGGATCGTGATCCGGCATTCCGCCGCCACGACCGCGACCTGGGCCACCTCGACCAGCATGGACGAGGTGGCAGGCTCCGACGCCGTGGCGCTCGTGCCGCTGAAGCCCGGCACCTATCTTCTCCGCGCCCGCGACAACTCCGGCAATCTCGGGCCCGTGGCGAGCGTCGTGACCAAGGGCGCGCAGGTCCTGCCCTTCGCCCCGGTGATGAGCCTCGCGGCCGACCCGGCCTGGATCGGCACCGGGGTCAATGTCACGGTCGATGGCGGGGCGCTGAAGCTCGCGGATATCGGTCTCGAGGGCCGCTTCACCTTTCCGGCCGGCATGGACTTCGGGAGCTTGCGCCGGGTGCGGCTGCGCTCGGAGATCGATGTCGCCGCGTTGAACCTCGGCGGGCTGATCGATGACCGGGCATCGATGATCGACAGCTGGCTCGATGTCGATGACACCGACGGCGCCGAGATCGATGTCATCGTCGAGGCGAGAGCCACCGACGACGATCCGGCCGGTGTCCCCGTCTGGTCCGACTGGTCGCGGCTTGACAGCTCCGAAGACGAGGTCCGCGCGGTGGAACTGCGGGCCCGGCTGATGTCGCAGAGCCCCGATTACAACGTCCTCCTCCTGAGGCTCCGCATCCAAGCGGAAGAGGTATCCTGATGGTCGACTACAATCTTGCCAACCAGTCCGGGGCACAGTTCCGGGCCGAGCTGAACCTGATCCTGGCGGCACTCCAGTCCTGCGCCTTCGGGGCCACGCCGCCGACCGCCACCACGGCCGGGCAGATCTGGGTCGATGCCTCCGGCGCCAGCCCGGTCGTGAAGCTCCGCAACGCGCTCAACACCGGCTGGACCCCGCTCGGCAGCCTCGCCCCAGGCGGGTTCGAACTGGCGGGGACATCGGAAGCGGGCCGCGTGCTGATCGCGGCGGCAACAGTAGCGGCGCAGCGCACCGCGCTTGGGCTCGGCGCCGGGGCCACGCTGGGGCTGGCGAGCCAGGCGCAGGCGCAGGCGGGCACCGACAATGCCACGCTGATGACCCCGCTCCGGGTGGCGGAGGCGATCGCCGCGCTGGTCACCGGCGTCTCGAACCTTCTGCCCGATGCGATGGCGCCGACGCTCGCCGCCGACACCGTGGTCCTGAAGCATTGCTCCGGCGGCGGCACCCTGCCCATCTCCCACGACAAGTCCGGCAACGGGACCAGCTATGTCTTCCTCGCCGGAGAAACCGGGATCACCGCCACCCGGGACTGCGCGCTCCGGGTGGTCTTCGAGCAGGCCCGGGGCGGCACCACGGCCACGCAATATGCCGCCGTGGTCCGGGATGGCGTGGTCTTGCAGGAATGGACCACCTCCAGCACCTCCTGGGCCGCCCGCAGCATCGACGTCACCCTGACCGCGGGCCAGACGCTCTGCATCCGCCTTGGCGCAACAGGCGGCACCACCGACACCGGCAACACCACCACCAACACTACCGGCAGCTCACTCATCCGCAATGTCCGCTACCTCGCGGACCAGCGCTCTCTGATCGGGATCTGATCCATGCAAGCCGAATGGCGCAATGCCGAACGCACCATCCTCGCCCTGATCGAAGACAGCGGCCATGTCGTGATCGTCGAGCCCGGGCATCCGCTCTGGGCCGAGGCCTCCGCCCGGCCGGACATCGTGCCCTTCGTGCCGGTCCCTGACCCTGAGCCACCCTTTGAGGATCCCCGCGCCGCAATCCCGCCGCTCACCCGCCGCCAGCTCTTCATCGCGCTCCACCGGCTTGGGCTCATCACCGCCGCCGAAGCTGTGGCCGCTGCTGCCACCGGCGCCGTCCCAGCCGCCCTCGAGCCCACCTTCGCCGCCCTGCCGGAGCCCGACCAGACCGACGCCCGCGTCACCTTCGCCGCCTTCCAGATGGCCTACCGGCTCGATCCCCTGACCGCGATGATCGCCGCAGCCGCCGGCAAGACCGAGGCAGAGCTCGACGCGATCTGGACCGACTTCGCCGCGGTCTGAGCCGCAAGCATCCTGGCGCGAGCGCCAGATCGACACTTGGCGACCCGGCCCGGGGACAATCCAGACCGACCAGTGAAGCCCGCCCCGGAGGCGGGCTTTTGCACGCCCTGCCTCCAGCGAAAGGAACCGAGCCCATGCCGACAGACATGCGCAAACCGATCCGTGACCTCCAGCGCGCGCTGGAACGCCTCGGCCATTCTCCTGGTGCCATCGATGGTCTCTGGGGACCACGCACCGCGCGCGCCCTGGAATCCCTCCTGGCCGCCAAGGGCCGCGGCGCATCCGCGTCACCACCCGGACCTTTGCCCTGGATCGCCGAAGCGATGTCCGCCCTCGGCCGCCATGAAGTCCGCGACCGGTCCTGGCTCATGGCCTGGCTGAAACGCGATGGCCGCAGCCTTGGCGATCCGGCGAAGAACCCCTGGTGCGGCGACTTCCTCGAAACCTGCATCCGTGTCGCACTGCCGGATGAGCCGCTTCTCAGGGCCTTGGGCAGCAATCCCTACTGGGCGCGGAACTGGCTCCGCTTCGGCCAGGAGGTGGCGCCGATCCCGGGCGCGATCCTGGTGTTCGCCCGCGGCTCAGGCGGCCATGTCGGCTTCGCCATGGGTCAGGACGACACCCACTTCCACGTCCTCGGCGGCAACCAGTCCGATGCCGTCACCATTGCCCGCATCGCCAGGTCCCGCCTCCTCGGCGCGCGCTGGCCCACGACCGTTCCGCCCCGCATCCAGTCCTTGCCGGTGATGAAGCCGGGCGCACTGCCAACCACCACCAATGAAGCTTGAAGAGGAGAGTCCCCATGCTGAAACCTGCCATCCTGGCGCTCGTCCGCCAGATCCTGACCGTCGCGGGCACCGCCCTCGTCGCCAAGGGCTACATCGAGGCCTCCCAGGTCGAACCGGTGATCGGGGCTATCCTTACCATCGGCTCCACCGTCTGGTCCGTCGCCGACAAAAGGGTGCGGTGAGGGGGTGATGACCCCGGCAGCTGCGCCGAGGCCTCATGTGTGAGAGCCGGGCCGGGTAAGCCACAAGCGGGAAGCGCCATACGCCTCGACCGCAGGCATCGCCCGGCCCGGATCAGGGTTCATAATGTCAAAGAGCGACAGATATGACGCTGAGCGGTTCTAGGTAGCATTGAAAAACATGGGTACGGCCCTGCATCCCCGACCGGGAGCCTTGCGGAAAAACTGGACGTTCCACAAGCGACGCTATCGTCGCCGCAACCGGAATCGAGATCATCTTCGGTTGGCTGATCGACTTGCGCTGGATCGCAACCCGCTACGACAAGTCCCTCACAACCTTCCTCTCCGCCGTTGCACTCGCCACAGCCGCCATATTCCGGCCTACAATGAGTTGGGGGCTGACATGAACATTTTTCTGCGCAGCGACCCGCCGGTCATCAGGAACAGTTCGTTGCGATTCACGTCACTCCCGGATCGGTCGGCAGGATGACTTGCGAGCCCGCTTCCCGCAGGCTTTGATTCAGCTCCTTCTGGGGCATTCGGTCGGTGATCAGGCTCATGCGATTGCTCCAGCCGGCCAGCAGCATAAGCGCGCGCTTGTCGAACTTCGAATGATCCGCCAACACCACCGTGCGATCAGCCATCCGCAGCATCGCGCTATAGATTTCGCCGATCTGCAGCATTGCCTCGCTGACGCCCGAGGCGGCGAGACCGGAAGCGCCAATGACGACGACCTCCGCACGATAGCGTTCCAGGGCGCGTATAGTTTCAGGGCCGTAGACCATCCGCTCTTGTGGCTCGAATATCCCGGGCAGAAGCATGATCTCGATCATCGGGTTTGCGGAAAGCTCAACCGCAATCGGATAAGCGGGGGTAATCACCGTGCGGCGCTGATGCGTCTCACGGAGGGCGCGGGCGAAGGTCAACATGGTAGCCCCGCCGCCCAGAAGCATCGTCTCGGCATCGCCGAAGCGTTCAATGGCCGTGCGCGCAATAGCCTGGCGTTCGGTCACATGCAAGGCAAGCCGTTCGGTCAGTGCCGGCTCGAACCGGCCGCCGGTACTGACTGCGCCACCATAGGTACGGCTCAGCCGGCCGATCTGGTCCAACTCCGCCAGGTCGCGGCGGATGGTCTCGGTCGAGACTTCAAGCTGGTCTGCCAGCTGGTTGACCCGAAGGGTCGGGTTGGCCTCCAGTGCCGCCAGAATGCGGGTGTGGCGCATTTCCTTGCGCGATCTCGTCGGTTTCAT